GGGACGCTGTAATTTCTGTCTTGAATGGAGGTACGCTATTTGGAGCAACTCTGATTGATACCCGTATTGCAACGAATGCGAGCGATATCAGTGATGTCGAGTCTGATATCAGTACAATTCAATCAGATATCTCGTCCATTGAATCGGACGTTTTAAGCCTGTCTAAAGCTCTCAAGAGTACCACTAACGACCGTGGTATTTTCTTGGACGACAGTAAGGATTTGACTAGTTCCTTTCTGCGTATACAGCCGGCAGAGAATAAACTGCAAACGGGAACTACCGGTAACACCTTCTACGCTTCTACTGAGAGTAGCCCAGGCGGTCACAGGTTTGCTGTTCAAGCAGGAGCAAGTGGTAGCGAAAGTTCTGTGACCGCTTTGAGCATTGACGGCTCAAGTAGTGCAGTCAAAGCAACAGCGACTTTTGGTGCGACAACGGCAGTCAGCTTAGGCAGTACTTTGAGTGTAACCGGTAATACTGTACTTAGAAATTTATCTTTCAGCTCTACCAATAGCCCGCATCTTGTAAACTTCAACAATGCCTCGGTAAGTAATTTGTCAGCAAGCTCTATTAGTAGCGGCACATTTGCCAATGCTCGTATTAGTGCTTCCAGCGTATTGCAGCACGCCGACAACTATGGATCTTGGAATCTTAAGACTGGTGGTACCCAGCGAACGACTGTTAGCTCTGGCGGTGACTTAAATCTCGTCGGGGGTAGCGGTATCTCCTTAGCCTATAGTGCAGGAGGTACCGTAACAATTACCAACTCGGCTTCTTCTTTCGATGGTGCATTTAGTAGCCTCACGGGTACTCCTACCACGATTGCAGGCTACGGCATTACAGATGCGCTGGAATTAGGGTCTACTTCGACTACAGCGCTTGCAGGTGATACGACAACAATTACCACGGCACAGGCTAACGCCATTACTGCAAACACAGCGAAGACATCATTTCCAGGCTTTGGCACAACAGCGGGTACAGCGCTCGAAGGAGATACGGAGCTTTTGCAGCTTGGAACTACAAGTACTACGGCCTTAGCAGGAGACACTACTACAATTACGACCGCACAGGCCAATGCTATAACAGCGAATAGTGCAAAAACATCCTTTCCCGGATTCGGTACGACTGCTGGTACTGCCCTTGAGGGTGATACGGCTTTGTTCTCTGGTGCTTATGCTGACTTGACCGGTAAGCCTACTATCCCAACTAACAACAATGAGTTGACTAATGGTGCGGGGTACATTACAAGCTACACGGTTACTGAAGGAGATGTTACTGCACATGAGGCTGCACTGAGTGTTGCATATTCTCAATTAACAGGCGTTCCGTCAACGTTTACGCCATCGGCACACACTCACACTGCGTCAGCAATTACAGACTTTGACACCGAGGTAAGCAATAATACTAGCGTTGCAGCTAATACGGCAAAAGTCACATTCCCCGGGTTTGGGACTACTGCAGGCACGGCACTTGAAGGAGATACCGCCCTTTTTAGCGGCGCGTACGCAGACTTAACAGGCAAGCCTTCATTGTTTGATGGAGACTACAATAGTCTTACAAACTTGCCAACCCTCTTTGACGGTGACTACAACAGCCTTAGCAACAGGCCCACATTGTTTTCAGGAGCCTTTGGTGACCTGACGGGTAAGCCGACCACAATTAGTGGGTACGGTATTACAGACGCCTTTGACGGTAGTGCTGCTTCACTGACCGGTACGTTGAATATGGCACGTATAGCAGACGATGCTATTACAGGTGCTAAGATTGCCCACAATACACTGGATGCAATCCACATCAATGCCAGCGCTATCGGTGCGTCTGAGTTGAACGTTGCGGGTAACGGCACTAGCGGACAGCTCTTAGCCTCTGATGGTGATGGGACGTTTAGCTGGGTTAATGCTGTATCCGATACGAACACCAACATCGCTAATGCGGACTTGACATTAGATGCGGATCATCTAGTCACTCTTGACGGGAACGAATTGACCTTCCGGAGTAGTAGTACGCAAAATCATGAATTGCTTGTTATTGCTGATGACGGAAATGTGACAATAGGTGCGGGTAGCGGTCAGTCTGGAGCAACTCTTGCTTTGAGAGAAGTAGCGGGTAACGGTTCAAACTTTGTTGCACTTAAAGCTCCTGATTCGCTTAGTGCTAGTCTGACCTTCACACTTCCTTCAGTTGATGGTAGTAACGGTCAAGTCCTCACTACTAATGGTTCTGGATCGTTGGCATTTACGACTATCTCAGACACCAATACGAACATTGGCAATACTGACTTCACGCTTAGTGCTAGTCGAAAGATTACTGTAGCCGGGTACGACTTCGGTCTTTATGATTCCACTTACGTTTCATTGTTTTTATGGGATGACTCTGAAGATGTATTCAAGTTCAGCAAGCCTGTAGTATTCCAAAATACTAGTGGTTATACATCAGGCGAGATTAGGCTTAAGGAGTACCCTGCTGCAAGTGGTGACGAGTATGTAGGGTTCAAGGCGCCTGGTAGTATTGCTGCAAACTGCCTTTGGACCTTGCCATCTGCTGACGGTACAAATGGTCAGGTACTTACAACTGATGGTTCTAAGGCTTTAAGCTGGACTACTGTTAGTGGCGGTGGTGCGAGTGAAACTTGGTTAGCGGACATGGGGGGCTTGTATACGTGGAGCAGCACTGATAGTGGCGAAACAGTGGCGATGAATCTTTCGTATGGAGAGTTCTTTTATTCGCACTCTACAGAATTGTCTCAAACAGGCTTGAGTGTTTATGGCTCTGGGCAAACCATAAATTCTACGACATCTACAATTGATAATTACAAGTTGCAGATGTGTGGATTCCCGGTGCATACCACTGACAAAAAAGTTCGGTGCGACTATAACTTCCGTATTCAAAGTGCGCCACTCAATAGTACTTGGGGAATCAGTATTTGGAGTGGCTCATTAAGTGCTTCTGGCAGTACAGATAGCGAGCGTACTGTGACATTACGTGGCCGAGTGTCAGACATAACAGCAAATCCAAACACCTCAACGGTGGTGCACCACGGCAGTTTCACTACAACGAGTGCGATTAATGGGGGTTTTATCTTGCCTTTGCTAGAGAATCGCACCGGTACCCTTACTACAACCACGCGTATTTACGGACGTTTCAGATTCTTCTTAGTTGACTAATGGAAAAGATTCAAGACCCCCGGCCAGTTGAAAAGCTGCAATCGAATGCAACTGTTGCGCAACGCATTGCGAAAATCAACGAATTGGTAGACCTGATAAACAACATGTGGTTTGCCGATGAGAAAACACACACACAATGAAACAACCTAAACACATGAAGCTTGAGCTGTACCGTGTAAGTACGGGCAGGGACAGTACGCTGGGAACACTCTTTATGAGTACTGGCGAAGGCAAAGGCAAAAGAAAGTATCTTTGCTTTACATTAGAAGATGAGTACCGGGAGGAAAAGGTGATGCATGAAACGCGCATCCCTGCTGGTACCTACGAAATCAAGCTTCGTACAGTAGGAGGGTACCATGCAAAGTACTCTCACCGGTTCAAAGACATTCATAAGGGAATGCTGCACTTGCAGGATGTGCCAAACTTTGAGTACATCCTCATCCATTGTGGCAATACAGACGAGCACACCTCCGGTTGTTTACTGCTGGGCTATGGGCCTAAGCGGGTAGGCGGCGGAGAGTTTGAGTTATATAATAGCACCCAGGCGTATTTTGATGTGTACCCGCCTGTAGCAAACCATCTCGCGGATGGAGGTACCGTAACAATTGAAATCCATGACTTCGATGAAATTCCAGAATGGATGGGGTAACCCTAATAAGCACGGAGATAAGTTTATCTTCAAGCTTCGTCTCGGCACCATTACGGTGTTTGACTTCATTGTTGACTTGAGTTCTAAGCTGTACAGCTTTACTTTCTTCAACTTCACATTTAAGTTCTAATGAATAAAGTCCGCGACACCAAGCTCGGGTCGTGGCTCAAGGACAAAGCTCCCGGAGTATTCGATGTAGTAGCCGATGCATTACCAGATGCCGGACTCTTGGGGGTAGTAAAGAACTTGGTTAGTAACGATAGCAGCCTCACACCTGAGCAAAAGTTAGAATTCGATCGTCTTGAACAAGAGGAGCGCGTCTCGCTGGAAAACAATATTACCCAGCGCTGGCAAGCTGATGTCTCTAGTAAGAGTTGGTTGGCTCGGAATGTGAGGCCGCTTATCGTGTTAGTACTGGTAGCCTTTCTTATTGGGTTCATCTTACTCGATACTCTAGCAATGGACTACACCATTCGGGAGGTCTGGGTAAAGATGTACGAGACTGTATTGATCACTACGATTGGCGGATACTTCGTTGTCCGGACAGTCGACAAAAATCAGCTACCATGGCAACGCTAAACGAAATCGTCTACAACATTGCTCTTCAAGTTGAGAAGGCTGATGACACCATTTTGCTTGAACGGCTGAAGTTTATGGTGGGGTACTATCGTGCGCAGTTTATCCGCCAGGACCAGAAGCGTAATCATAGTTTGCCTAGTCAATTCGTGCAGAAGTTAGACTGCTTAGAAATGGAGGCAGCTAACGCTATGGAGTGCTGCACTGTAGAGGATATCGGTTGTGAGGTATGGCGCACAAAGAAGACCATCCCACGACCAGTGCGCATTTATGATGGCAGCGAGTTTGGTTATGTGGGTACAGTAGATGGCAAAAAACCTTACCAGCGTACTACTGGTGTGCAAGCGGAATACGCAATGCACCAGAAGTGGGGAGCTAATCAGCCCCGGTACATCTACGCCAACGATCGAATCTATGTCCTGAATGCACGTCCTAGTAAGATTTTACTAAAGGGCATCTTTGAGCAGCCGCAGGACTTAGCAGGACACGTCTGCTGCGACAATACAGCAGCGTTTAGTGAGGATAAGGAGTATCCTATTTCAATGGATATGGTGCAGCGTATTACACAGAGCATTCTGGCAACAGAGATGCAATTAGAGAATCGACAGAATGACAGCGACGAAGTACAGCTCAGCGAGTAAGTTTAGCACTAAGGACTCCTATAAATGGTACAAGCAGCTAAACCCGGATTCGCCGGTAACGTACGCTTTGTACAAGCACATCATCAGTCGATTCAATAAGAGGGTAAGTGAGAGAATACTAGAGGGACAAGTATTCAATATGGGCCAACGGCTTGGTTCTATCAGAATTAAAAAGATACCTCGTACCTTTAACAAGCCTACTATTGACTGGGGTGAGACCAACCGCCTGAAGAAACAGGGTATAAAGAAGCTCGTTTACTACACCGATGATTATTACTATCGGTGGAACTGGGATAAGCACCGGTGTTTGGTCAAGAATAAAAGCGTGTACACGTTTGCTCCTACAGCAGGGAGTCGTGGCAATAAGCGAAAGCTCGTAGAAAAACTTCGTACGGATGAATTTGCCTACTTGAACTTCAAACAATGATTTACAAAACCGTCTCATCAAAAGCTGTTATCGCGAAGGTCTTTCGTGATCTAAAGCCTACCACAGATACGTGGGTTAACGATGCCGTTGAATGGATTGGTGAGGCGCTGGAATTCATTGGTTACCATACCGGTTTGGAGAAGAAGGCTATGGAACTTACCGTGGCAGATCATCGGGCTTTGTTGCCGTGTGAGTTGGTGGACATTATCCAAGTTGAGTATGAGGGTAGTGCTCTTCCCTATGGAACTGATACGGCATCATACGACCTGCCTAATGCGAAACGCACTACCAATCCCCAGCCTTACAATACGAGCGATGTTACAACTGCAAAAGTCTTTGAGACGCAAGCAGGGGAACATCCTACCGGCAACGACACATTCAAGCAGCGCCAGTCTATAAAAGCTGCGAGTTATAACGGCGGGGACTACTATGTCATCAACCCTGACTATCTGCAAACATCTTTTGAAAAGGGTACGGTAAAGGTTCACTTTACTGCGTATCCTATGTGTGATGATGGGTATCCTAAGGTGCCTGATAATATTTACTACAAACAGGCGCTTGAATGGTACATCGTAAGGCAGATGATGATGGGAGGGTACACGCACCCGTTTCTGAATTGGGGGATAGCCGATCAGAAGTGGGGCCAGTACTGCGTGAAAGCACAGAACGATGCCGCTTACCCATCTATCGACAAGATGGAGAGTTTCAAAAATATGTGGGTGCGCATGGTCCCAAGAATGAATGCACACTCCGATTTCTTTATTGGGAATAATACTCAAGAACGTTTAGGACGATGAAGCCACTCAAGGGTATGAACCAGGATGTGTCCTCGGCTAATATGCCGGAGGGTACATACCGTCGTGCTCAGAATTTTATTTACGGTAAGGAGCTGGACTCCCTTATGCAAGAGCCAGGTCTCAAAAAGCTGGCGGGTTCCGGTGATACAGGCATTGCTGGGGGTAGAGCGCTGTGTGGAGCACACGCCTTGCCTGGGGATGACTTTTTGCTTTTTGTATACACTAGCACTTCACCTGCTGGTCAGGGAAGTGCTATCTACCGTTATACCGCTAGTACGGGTTTGACGACTTTGGTACTAGAAGATAACGATCTCAACTTCAGCGATACTACAGTTCTTAAGGTGGCGCACTTTCAAAACGCTGCGGCAGAACTACAGGTAGTGTTTACTGATGGGGAGAATCCGCTGCGTATTCTGAACTTGTCTGATGTCGACAGTGACATGACCACCAATAAGCTCTTCCCAGAGTTTAATCAGGTTGACTTAAATATTGAAGTTGGCGCGGGTAACGGCGGCTTTCCTGTTGGTACACACTTCTTCTGTGTAGCTTATGAGCAAGAAGATGGTAGTCGTACGGGATGGCAGGGGTTGTTTGGCCCTTTCCCAGTAAAGGAAGAAGCGGGCACGTTCGAGGTAGAGATGTCCAACATTGACACGGACTACCCATATATCTTGATTGCTTCGTTAACCTTTACCGGTAACGCATTAGAGGCGAAGATTCAAAGGCGCTTTCCTGCGGGAAACAGTACTTTGACACGACTGGTAGATAACATTAATCCGTATGGGGAGGTTACTGTTGCAGAGCTTACCGCTAAGCCTCAGGTATATACTTCTGCCAAAACGCTGACCTTTCATGAGAACCGTCTCTACCTCGGTAATGTCACAGAGCATGATGAGGAAGATTTGCAGCAATATGCAAATTGGATCGAACCTATCTGGGCATATGGCCCGACTGGAAATGGGTCGACACGCTTAGGGCGTGAGATGGATGAGACGCAGTATCCGGCAGGTCTTCGCTTTATGCCGGGAGAGGTTTACGCATTTTACGTTGCATGGGTGCGTAGTGATGGTAGCGAAACAAGAGCGTTTCATATTCCAGGCCGTCCGGTACCTGGAACTATCAACTTAGAAATAGAAGCAGCAGACTCCCACCTGTTCGGTGCAAATACTACTGTAACAGTAGACCCTACTGCTACTCTGGCTACGAATATGTCAGCGTATGCAGATGGAAGGTTAAACTACCTGAAGTTTGATGAGGAGGCGGGCAACACGCATTACTATATGGCCCGGGATACTTGTGAGGTCAATGGCAATTATAATGTTGGCGATGGCGCTAGACCTCGGGGTCGTATGGGTATTTGGGAAAACCAAAACGAGACGTATCCTTCCGACTTCCCAGCTCAAAAAAGATTTTCTTATAACGGCGGTGGAGGAGGTTTCATATCGATAACCCAAACCACCCTGGCAGGCGAAAAGGTTCGTCACCATAAGATGCCTACAGAGGCATGGTTAGATCGTGAGACAGGTGTAAATCTCAGTAGTCTAAGTAATCGCCCCACATTAGCGGTAGAGTTTGAGCATGTTCCAATGCCTGAGGGTTATGTGGGCGTCCGGTTCTACCACGCTAAGCGGACAATCAATAACAGTACAGTTCTTGGGCAGAGTTTGTTGTTTCATGGCGCTCATAACCATTACAGCCTTGAGGCTATAGGTGAAAACCTTACAGACCACGTAGCCACAAATGGTATTAATACCATTAACAACAACAGTACTCCAAGTGGGACAAATCCTGTAACCGGTAGGACTCTGGCAAATGATGATGCTCTAGCGACTACTACGGCTTTCAACCAAATGATACTGGACTATGGCAGAATGCACCCATTTGATATGATGCGTGCAAAGCCAAGGGTAAGTCCAGCTGAGGGGCGCTACTACATCCGGTTCGATCATATCATTGGCAAACAGGCTGAACCTTATACAGCATTTGATGGAGTTGCTGGAGCGAATTCAGAATGGCAGCATTTCATTGTTGACACCGATAGCAACTTTGATATTTGGGAGTTGTGGGAAGGCGGGAATTTTGAGTCAGAGCAAATACGTAATCGGTTGATGTACTTCGATTACATGAAGTCTGCGGCTACGTTTCACATCCCATCAGAAATCATGCGCTTACGTTCGGTGTCTGACGTGCATTATCTGTCGCCAGGTATTATTGATTCCGAACGACAAATAGATAACCGAGGTGGCGAGGAATGTTTGCACTTTAAAATTGACCAGAGTATCACGGGTGTGGATATGCACTTCCCTAATAATGCTGCTGGGTATGATTATTACCAAGCCAAGTTTATCAATAACTGGACAGGTGAAAGTCGGTCTGCAAAATCAGGATTTTGGTTAGATAATATCTACAGTGTCAACACCGCAAGCCAGTCCAGCGCTAATGAAACACCGGTTAGTGTTGCCCCTATTGCAAGCTTCTGTGTTGCTCGTCAAGATGTGTACCAAGGATACGCGTCACAAGAGCTGATAGCGTGTACCCCTGTAATGGGAACTTTAGATGAGCCGCAGTACGATAATGCGCAACAACTTAATGCTGGAGAAATTGCAGATCTGATTGCAGCTACTGATTCTAATGTAACTGAAGTTGGTAAGGTTCGCTTCTTCCATGTTAATGGAGATATGGCGGTAAGCGAGATGCGATATCGTACAACGGCTTGGGCTGGCTGGACGCACCACCATTCTGCTGACCCGTTAAATGATAGTCGTAATATCACGGATAAGTACTCCCCTGATCCAACAGCGGGCACAATTCGTATTGGTCACAATATTGCTATGTACACGGTAGCCAATCCGTACTACATCGACACAGACCAGTCTAAGTTGGGCTTATTCGATTACTTAGGTAGCAATGACCGCCCGGTAACCCCAGATCAAACCAATGACTTCACGGTAGATGTGACGTTCTTGAAGTCTAATGATTTCCGCCAACCGGGTATTTATGACTCAACAGAATCGTATACCAACACCTATCCCTACCGGGTCCATAGAAGTCAGGCTCAAGCGAATGACGAACCGGATATCAATATCCGCACCTTCCTTGCTTTTGATAGCTATGAAATGCCACGTAGCCGGGGGAGCATCCAAAACTTGCAGAGCTACATTGATAAGCTCCTGATTCACCATGAGCAAAGTCTTTACGTGACTCGTGGTAAAGAGAAGTTTGCTACTACGGCTGGTGAGATTGCGTTTGGCACTGGAGATATTTTCAGTACCGTGCCTGTAGAGGTTATCCCCACACCTAATGGTTATGGAGGCACACAGCATATGCTAAGCTGCATCCTTACGCCGGCAGGGTATTTCTATGTAGATGCGTCTATGGGCAAGGTGTTCCAGTATGCCGGAGGTAAGCTGCAAGAGATTAGTGCTTTTGGCATGAGGGACTACTTCTTCAATAAGCTAACCAACCTTAATCAGACTACTCTGAATACAGAGGCTGTCTTTGGATATCATCCTGGTGTGCTGTCTGTATATGACTCTCGCTGGAATCGGGTGATTTTTCACATTAGGGATAATACGTGGGATGTCAGCAGCTTGCCAAACTTTTCGTATGATGCTTCACAAAACCAAGATCCTGCGTATTACCAATCAGGTACCAAGGCTAAGGATGTGTGGCTTAGCTACAACTTGGACTTAAATAACTGGACAAGTTTTCATACCTACAATTGGGTCGGCGCGGTTGGGACTCAGAATGAGCTGTATTCATTTAACCGTAGGCAGATTGCTGATACGACAGAGTTGGTAGGATTTCGTCACAATGACTTACAAGAACCCTTTACCCGATTTATTGGTGGAGGCCCTGATGCGATTAAATACGACTCTTATATTGATGCGGTACTATCGTATCCACAGGGTGTTGTGTTTAGTAGTGTCCAGTGGTATACGAAAGCATTTGATCACGATGAGGATACGCTGGGCTTTGTAGACCACGACCGCACCTTTACGCATGCTACCATCTACAATGATTATCAATGTAGCGGCGAGACACAATTGGTCCGGGCGGTTCAAGACCGGCTCTTAGATCATACTGCGAACTTGCGCCGTGATGACACCATGTGGAAGTGGAATGATTTCCGTGACCTGGTCGATGACAGAACTCTACGGTTCGTTGATGAAGAGGGGGACGTGATCAACACAAATATTGATGACGACAAAAGTTGGTTTGACCAGCGTCGTATTGCTGGTAACCATGCTACAGTGCGGCTTCGCTATGATAATACTACAGATAGTACAATTGGTTTATATTTGTACGACATAGATGCTAAGGTGCGCAAGGCTTATCGCTAATTGAGAACAAGTAGCTAAGGATATAGAATTTCAGTACGCGCTCTCACATTACTTACTACTATGGGATACGGCAAGAAAAAGCCTGTGCGTAAAAATAAGCCTGCTGCTAAGCGGCCTATGATGACTTACGGCGGTGCGATGGCAGAAGCTACGCGTCAGATTAAAATGAAGAAAGGGGGCAAGACTCCTACGGCTTTAATCAACGCCTTGAAAGCTGCTGGACATATTAAGATGTACGGCGGCGCTGCTAAGAAGCCCGTGATGAAGCGTGGCGGTAAAACCCGGAAGTAATGGGTAAGCTGTGCGCCCGGGGCAAAGCAGCTGCTAAGCGCAAGTATAAAGTATACCCTTCGGCGTATGCTAATGGGTATGCTGTGCAGGTTTGTAAAGGCACTAAGCCAGATGGCTCGGGCAAAAAGAAAACCGCGTCTGGCTACAAGAAGGGCAAGAAGAAAGCCACTACTAAAAAGAGCACGACTCGTAAGACGACGCGCCGAACAACACGCAGACGATGAGCTTGCGTCGGTGGTTTAAAGAGGAGTGGAAGGATGTCCGCACTGGTAAAGCGTGTGGGCGTAAGTCGGCAAAGGGCGGATCAAAGCGTCCCTACCCGTACTGCCGTCCAACAAAGCGGGTAAATAGCAAGACCCCAAAGACGTCTGGAGAGATGTCTAAAAGCGAGAAGCGCAGAAAGGTTCGTGAGAAGATCCGTAAGGGCAATCCAGGTGGTAAGCCTACACGTGTTTCTCCGGTCAAGCGTGGTGCAAAGCGCACTACGAGTAGGAAAAAACGTACAACTACGAAACGTAAACGATAATGGATCTTACGGACTACGAACTAATTCTGCTGGCTGTTGGCTTGGTAGGCGTCTATGTGAAACTGCATGGAGAGGTTACCAAATTGACTAGTCGCGTGTATTCTTTGGAAAATGGCAACAAGAAGATTGAACGCTCTCTGGAACAACTTGCAACTGACTTGGCTGAAATCAAGCTTCTTCTCGCCCGCAATCAAATGGATAAGTGATGGCTACAAAACGCCGCAAATCAACGCCTATTCGTCGAACGACCAAAGGCAAGGGAGCAAACTACCGCCCAACCAAAAAAGGTGCGGGAATGACTGCAAAAGGTGTACGTGCCTATCGCAAGGCAAACCCAGGCAGTAAGCTTAAGACAGCTGTTACTGGTACGGTCAAAAAAGGTAGTAAGGCTGCCAAGCGTCGCAAGTCATATTGTGCACGATCTTTAGGACAGCTCAAGCGTTCAAGCGCAAAGACTCGTAATAACCCTAACTCACGTATTCGTCAGGCTCGCCGACGTTGGAAATGCTAATCTCATGAAAGAAGAAGAATTTGACATCTCTTTTCTCGACCCGGAAAAACTTAAGAAGTCGGAAGACAAGCTTAAGAACGGGGAGATTACATGCAATATTGAAAACCCTGATGACTGCGAAAGCTGTAGCGGATGAAGAAATTTAATGGACACCGGTGTGAACGACGTAATCTGACTGACCTATTGTTAGGTACAGGTCCAGATGGGCGTCGTCGTGCCAAGCCTAAAGCAAAGAAGCGGCCTAAGAACTTTACAACAGAGCCGGCAGTAAACAAGAAATATCTTGGAGGACCGTATCAAGACTACTCAGGTCAGCTCGGCCAAGAGTATGCTGCCTATCAGCAACAGCAGTTCAATCCGTTTGCTCCACAGTCTAGCATACAGTTTCCGGGAGCTGCTCCAGGTACTACGAGCAGTGCGACTCCGGGCTTGCTAGAACGATTAGTTGGACCTCAAGTAGATATGACTGACTTAGCTCCAGGGGAAGTACCTCAAGCGATGGAGCAGTTTAATATGCGGCAAGCAAAAATTGCAGCTGCATCTGCTGGCTTGAATGCTTTAGGTACAGCTATTGGCAATACTGACCGGGCTAATGAGGAAAACCTAGGAGGTGACTTGCTGACTGGCGCCAGTGGTGCCCTCAGTGGGGCTGGAGCTGCCTTGCCTTATGCTTCTATGATTCCGGGTGTGGCTCCCTTCGCAATAGTGGGTGGAGCGCTATACTCTGTATACAAGAAGAAAGCGGCAGAACAGAAAGCTGTACGGGAAAAGCTCAAGCGTGATAAAAAGAATAACGAGTTGCGTTTAGAGAATACCCTTGAGTACAGCCGTCAGATCAAGAACATGTATGACGACCAAGGCCAGATGGTAGACTCCTACATGGCGCGGATGGGTGGTCCTATGGGGCAGCCTGACTATGAAACTGAAAAGAATGAAGTTATCTTAGCTTCGCCTAACGATCCGCCAGTGGCAATGGGTCAAGGGGGCTATAATCGTATTAGCAAAAACTTGTACCGTGCTAGCGGTCCTAGTCATGAAATGGGAGGTGTACCAACCAAAGGTGCAACAGAACCGTTTGTAGATGCTCAGGGCCAACAGCATGATAGCCCATATGTATTTAGCGATGCGCCGGAAATGCGCTTCGATGCCAGTGAAATTTTATCTATGATTCGATGAGTCGCAAGAAGAAAAAAATGATGACGCCCGCCGAGGTTGCTCAACAGCTTGCGGCATATATCTCTAAGCAAGAGGAGACTCTGCGCCGCTATCCTGTAGGGCCGCTCGCCAATAGTGCACGGCTTAATATGAAAAAGGGCAAGAGTGCTCTGGCAGCTTTGCAGGGTAAGAACGAGGAAATGCGTGTTGGCAAGCAGCCACAGCCAGTGCAACAGATGAACTTAGGCGGTAGTGCAAGTGGCGCTGTTGCTAGTGAGTTCGGTATGACAGGAGCACAGCAAGCTATGGTTGATTCGCTTGCAAGTGAGTACGGTATGAGTCCGGCGATTGCTGCGGCAGTAGCTTCAGTAACCCAGAAAGAAAGCGGGGGTTCTGGTACGCGCGAGGAAATGAACTATGCTAATACGTCTAATGAACGTATTAGAACACTGAATAGCCGCTTCGAGAGAAAGTTTGCGGATATGTCCGACGAGGATCTCAATGCTCTTAAAGCAGATCCTGAAAAGTTCTTCAACTATGTTTACGATGACGTCGCGGGTAATAGCGCTGACGGGGACGGTTACAAGTACAGAGGTAGAGGGCTGGTCCAAATAACAGGTAAGGATAACTACCGACGGGTTAGTCAAGCGGTATATGGAGATGACCGCTTGGTTGATAACCCTGATTTGTTGTTAGATGACAAGGTAGCTGGAGCGGCAGCTGCATACTTTACAGCGGAAAGCGGTAAAGGTGTAGAGGGGTATGTGGATTTCGATCTTAGTACACCCAATCCAACTCCTGAGCAGATTCAAGAAGTTCTTAATGGAACCTATGCGGTGGTTGCATCTGGCGGTACGCTGCCAAAGTCTACTGCTCAAGACCCTGCTAAGATGGCTGAGAAGTATGGGCAGTATAGCTCTGCAATGCCTAAAATGCAGCAGTTTGCACAACAGGCTGTACCGTCTGCTTCAGCATCACAACCTACTCCGGCTCCTGACCCATCTTTAATGAATACTCCGGACTTTATGCTAAGTCCTGAGGCGCAGCAAGAAAAGGCTGCTGTACTTGCGCAAAATGCAGAAGCAGTACCTCCAGTTGCACAAGCATCACCTCAGGCCTACCAAGAAAGAGAGGGTATGGACTTAGCTGGGTTAGACTTTAACTCTGCTAAGGCGACAGAGGCGGGCAACAATATTCCCGGTTCTAATATCACCTATGCTCGTAATGAGTTTGGCGATTATAATGTCATTGTTCCGGATAAGGCTTTTGGCGGTTTAAAGGGTGGATACGGTCGTGTTGGTAGCTCTGGCTTCCAAGGCAAGTATGTCATTCGAGCCAAAGACTGGAAAGGCCCAGAATCTATCCAAGAGTCTTTGTCCAATGCTATTCCGTATTTGGATGATGTAGATGGGCCAGCAACGGATGGAGACCGAGCGTCTCTTTTCGCATCGGTATTTGCAGATCCTACTCAGCAAAATATGAGCTTGGATATGGACGCCGCCATGGTCTCAATGACTATTGGTGGTGGGCAGGAATCTGAGTTGCAATCCGGTATGGGTATGTCCTTTAAAGAAGTGGCAAACCTGGTAGCTGAACAGCGCGGGGTAAAGCCTCCTAAGAAGGTATACAACCGTATGGCGGGTGATATGGGTAAGTCATATACGACTACCTCTGTTGACCCTCAAGATAAGAAGCGTTACGATCGCGAGATGGACGCAATCTATATGGAGATTGCAGCTAACCCGGGTACATTTAAGTTTACGGATGAGTCTGGTACTGAGCGTGTAGGTGTTGGCGGATACAGCCCCTACAGCGATTACGTGGCTTACAATACAGGTGACGCGGACTTCCAAACACGCTTTCAGAACCGCCAGCAAACATATGGTTTGGCAGGTCAGTTTATTGCACCTAGTGCAGTTGTTGCCGCTCGTACGGCTGCGGTATCGCGTGGTAGTGCAGCTCTTGGGCGGGGCTTAGGAGATGATGCCGTAGCAGCTCTCCAAGCAGGTGATGAGGCGGCGCTCAATTTAGCGGTAGCGCAAGAGACTAAGCTTTTAGGGCAGGGGCAAAAGATGCTCCCACAAGGTACTGGCGGTCCCGCAGTAAAGGGGGTGCAGGGCATGAAGTTCAAGCCTGGGACGGGTGCTCAAGGACAGGCTCCAACATACGTGCCTGCGCGTAATGCTGCAGGTCGAACGATTGATCTTTCCCCAGTATCGAAAACGAAGACAGGAGCACTTACGGCTGAGCAACAGATTCGGCAGTCGGGTGTCATTGTATTAGATGGTGGTGCTGGCGGTATTCTCGGTGTAAGCGCGGGCAGTTCAGAATGCCTGCAGGTAGTGCCGGAGGAAAAGGTGGACAGTTTGGAGGGATGCAACCTGGAGGGTTGTCATTACCTGGCTCACGTCTTCCTGCAGTACGTAACGTTGGACTGCAAACCACACGTCAAGGCACTACTGCACTTGCTCCAATCAACCCAATGACAGGGTTGCCTGCACGTACAGCAATGCAAACGCAGACCTTAGGTTTAGCGGATGATGCCATCTCTGCTATTCCGACCATTGAACGCGCTTCTGGTATCGGCGGTAGCATCTTTACCCGCACACCTATGGCATTAGAGCGATTAGGCTTGCAGGCGGGTATGACATACTTCCCGCAGTTTGACCCACGTCAGTTCGGTAGTCAAGCTCCTGATACAAGCGATGTAACAGATGATGTCTTGGATGATGGTATCGATACGGTGCCACCAGTTAAGACAGATCCTGTTGGAGGCGGTGAAGAGATTGGTGGGGAGAAGGTAGCTGGGTTGCCTGATGAAACTCCTGTGAAGGACTTTGACATGGGTGAAGGCGATAAGTACAACATCGATATGGGTAAGATGTCTCCGCTTATGGCAGTACCGGCTTTAGCAAGTTTAGCTAGTGCAGGTATCCAGCGGCGTGCGTTGAACTCTATGGAGGGGCCAGCTCGTCCCAACCTCAATACAATTGCAAACTTTGATTACCGCAGTAATGTGGGGCAACAGTTGATGGATGCTCGTGAGGCTTCACGTGCTGCTGGTGCAAATACCAACTTGCAGGGTACACAGCAAGCAGCACTGGCGCAGAGTTTGAATACTCAGCGTTTGCAGCAGGAAGCACGTATCCGTCAGACAGATGAGCAGATGCGTCAGCAGGCACTGAACCGCTATGAGATGATGGCTAATCAGGTCCGCAATACGAACAACGCTATGTTGAATCAGTATGCGCAGGATCAGGTTAATTTTGACAATGCTATGACGCAAGCTCAAGCAGCAGTAAAGCAGCAGCCACTGAGTGTTATTAGTGGGGCTGCACAGGACTACTTAAAGAATATCTACCAGACTAACATGGCTAATACCCTGGAGGGCATTGGTCGCCAGTTCGATACTGGAGCAATGAATGCACAACAAGCTGCAACCGGAGGTCAGTCTCAAGGGGGCATGGTGCCTATTTATGATGCTGCAGGTAATATTACTGGCTACAGACAACAATAATCATGGCTGTATACTTACCACAGATTCCAAAATTCGTTGAGTACAAGCCCAGCATGGTGGGCGTACCTACACAATCTGTAGCGCGTCTGTATGATCGCTTAGATCGGCAGGCCATGCAGACTCAGCAGGCTACAAGCAAGATGAAGCAGGTGCTGGCTGACCAGATTGCGGCGGCTCCAGAAGGAGATAAAGCGTTTCTGCAGAATATGTGGAATCAGGTTGATGCGAGTATCGAGCAGGCAAGTAAGGAAAAGAACTTGCCAGGGTATTCACGTCAAATCAAGAAGATGGTTTCCGATATGATGGGGGACCAGACATACGCTGCTGTACGTAATAACACCAAGCGCTATCAAGAGGCCGATGCTAAATACCGTGCATTGGTTGCTCAGTTGGGAACGGAGAATGTTATGATGGACGGCGATATGGGGCAGTTCTTTAGTACGGTAGACCCGAATACCAATGAGGTACGCCAGTTTAATGGGGTTCCTACACGCATTCCAGACTTTGGTAAGGCTATGGATCAGGTCTTCCGTAGCAATACGGACATCGTAAAGAGCGATGCAGCCTTGCAAGAGTTTATTCAAGACCCTGAGAACGGCGCACTGAACTACTACCAAGGAACACCAGGTGGGCGGACGCATGTAAACTTCTTAGCTCAACAGATTTCTGCACGTCAGCGCGGAGGGGAAGCTGTGCCATACACTCGACTCACGAATGAAGAGAAGGGTATGGTAATTCAAGAGTTGCAAAACCAGCTGTACACTACCGGTAAGCGCTACTTAGGTGGAGGCCGTGCAACCAAGACGGACTTTGACAGCGGAGGCCAGTATAGCAATCTTAAGAACAAAGCAATCCTTGCCAGCGGTCAAGGGGGTACCGTGATTACCGATGGAGATTTAGAGAGTCCGGATCAGGTAACTATTAGCTTTGATGACCAGGCTAAAGACAGTGGTTTAGATAACCAGTTGCGCTTCCTGTATCAAGGTGATAGAGACATTGTACCGTTAGACGAATTCAACAACTTTGTGCCGCGCAAAGGTTCAGCACAACCTATTAGTGATGATGACATCGAAGCGGTTCGATTAACTGGTAATGTTGGGCCTAATGGCTTACCTGTACTGGAGCTGAATATGAAGACCGTAGATAGCAAGGGCAATCGTATTGCTGGCGGTAAGACTTACGTTGAGATGAATGCTGGTGACATTGCCAACGTTACGGAGAATATGGGCGGCTTTAATGCACAGCTCGCTAACTTCAACCAGTCCACGAGTGTGGTACGACGGGCTGCAATTCCATTGTATGGATCGATGTACGCTCCAGATTTGCATGCCTTTGCCGTCAACAATGAGATGAATGAGTTCAGCTCTGGAGTTGCACAACTTGACGTGAAGAAAGAAGACGGAATGTATGCCATCTATAACCAGGATGGTACACGTGCGACCGTGGGAGGAAAACCTGTTATTGTATCGAGTGAAGCAGAAGTTCGTCAGATCTTAGGCATGCAAATCATGAAGAATCTTGGCATCAATGGCTGATAAAAACAACCTCGTAAATCTTGGCCTGCATACTAACATCACTGAAGACGAGATTCGTGATGCATTGCAGGGTCAACCGGAACCCGTAGAGGAACAGAAAAGCTCTGAATTAGACTTAGGTCAGTTCAGTGATATGCTGTATGAATCTAAGGACGGTGTCTTTGGAATCAATAATGCATTTGATGCGCAACAAGACATTGACTTTGACCAGTTCAAAGATCAGAAGTGGTTGGGCGGTCTGTCTACCCGTGTAAGTGGGTTAGATGACGGCTTTACCAATACCGGCATTGAGGATGTGTACAACCGTTCACAAGCTGCGCAGGGCAACTTAGAAAAGATTCGCAACGGTATGTTCCAGTTTGTAGGGGACACCGGTATCAATGTTGCACAAGGCTTTGCGACGTTACTCTATGGCTTGCCTAGTATGGTAGTCAATGGGGAGTTCCACAAGATTTACGACAACGCGGTTTCTAACGCTTTAGATAATGCGCAAGAAGAGTACGATAAGTACTTTGACATTAAGCGTGGTGGTAATCAAAGCGGGATGCAGCAGGTTACCAACTTTGTATTCGATGACGTTCTTGGCGGTGTATCGTTTGTGGCTGGTGCAATTCTTACTGAGCTTGGACTGTCGGCGGCTACTGCATTGACACTGGGAGGTGCAGCACCTGCTCAGGCTGCAGCTACAGCAGGTATCGTTGCACGCGGTACACGTCTGTTGAAGAAAGCAGTTACTGGCGGTAAGCGGGTTCTTGGCACACAACTGCTGGATGATGTGGTTCGAGCAGAAGCGCAGTTGGCATCTTCGGCTACTCGTGAAGCGGCAGAGGCAGGACTTCGTGCAAGCGGTGCAGCTGGAGCGCGTAAAGCAGGGTTGACAGCTGCTGGACGTATGAGTCGTCAGTTGCTTACCGGTGCTGGTATGGAGGCTGGTATGGAAGCTCGCCACATGATGAACGCGGCAGGCGAAGATCATAAGCGTGAGTATGAGTTGGAGAATGGCGAAGGTTCTTACACGCCAGAGATGGAGGAAGCGTTCCGTGATGAGATTACTGGATACGGTAATACTGCATTCATGGCGAATATGGCACTGGTAGGAGCCTCGAACATGCTGATGTTCCCGAAGCTTTTTGGCAGTGGCTTACGTAACGGTTTGCGTCAGACGAAGTTTGTAGATACGACTAAGCTGACTGCTAAGGCACGTCAGCAGATGGCAAAGCGTATGGGCATCAAAGAGGGACAGTTACCTCGTCTCGTAGATGCTAGCCGCGCCACACGGACAGGTCGAAACTTGCGTCGCTTGACACCAGGTACAGGTGTAGCAGGTACTGCACTGTATGAAGGCTTAGTTGAAGAGGGTGGACAGGGTGTGATTAGTCGCGGCTTTGAGGACTATATCTCACACCGGTATGACCCCCGTAACCATAAGGATACCGAAAACCTTGTCAGTAGTTTTATTGAGGGTATTAAGGGTAGCTATGGTACGGCTGAAGGTTTGAAAGAGGTAGGTATTGGTATGCTGTTGGGAGCCTTTGGTATCCCTAACATCATGATTGCCAATGCTTACAGCGAAGTCGACCCTGAAACAGGTAAGAAGGTACGTCCTGCATTTGTCGGCGGCTTTACTCAGGTGAAGAAAGACAATGCTGAGCGTGATGCTGTGATGGATCGCATCATCAAGCTGCACGAGCAAGAAGGTGACGTAGGTAATCACTTGGCTGCTGAGTTGAATAATGCTGTTACGCAGCGAGGGTTGGTACGTCAGGCAGATATTATGGCGAACCAGAATGACTTCAAAGGTCTCAAGGACAATGAAGCCAACTCTATCTTCTCTCATGCGAGCAGTAAGATTCTTACCGGTCGATTTGAAGACAGCTTGATTGAAGCCAAAGAGCTTCTTGATAGTATGTCTGTTGAGGACTACCGTGAGATGTTAGGGTCTGCTGCACAGGATATGACCGATGAGGAGTTGCGTTCGCGTAAAACCCAGGCATACGAGCAGTACTCTAAGCGTATGAATGAGGTGCGGGATGCGTACCGTAAGGCTAGAGAGATCTACCGTGGCGAAAACCATGACGCTCTCAATGCTATTGCCAACTTGGTGTACAATACCAAAGACCGTGATGCTCGTGAGAAAGCCATTGCGGAATCATTATCAGAGCGCATCAAAGGCATGAATGGTGATGCCATTTTAGATGGTACGCAGCTTGAGTTAGAGCTTAGCATGACCCAAGCTGAGATTGATAAGCTCACAGCTATTGAGGACGAGATTGATGAGGTAGAGTCTGCCGAACAGAGCGAGGAGCGTAATGCAAAGCTGAAAGAGCTGCTCGAGAAAAAAGAGGCACTGCGCAAAGGATACCGGGCTAAGGGTAAGGCGGGCGCATATAACTACGATTTAGAAGGCTTCAATCAGCAGCTGGATGACTTGGTGAACTACAACCGTGCTCTTGCCGCTATGGGCAAGCGTGGAGTTACTGAGGTCGATATGACTGAGATTGAGGAACTGCGCGAGGATTTGCGTGAAGTTGCTCGTGATCGTCAGGAAATGATTGAGGCGTTCAACGACTTGACTAAGCCTGGAGGCTACGAGCGGTTTATCGCACGTATGGAGAACAGTGTGCGTTCTGTTGTGAAGCGTGCCGAGGATGAGGAGGAAGAGGCAATGGAAGAAGAACGTCGTGCTGAAGCGGCGGACTTAGGGGAAGACCAAGACACGCCACGGGGTATGTCACCCGCTGAAGCACAGCAGCAAGCCGAAGAAGCACCTGATGGTATGGACGGACCTCCGGGTTTTCAGCCACCAAGTGCTGCCATGTTTGAAGACTTGAGCCAGCCAGCTCCTGAGACTACTGAGGTGCCAGAGGGAGTGTCGCCTGCTGAAGCTGCAAATACTGAGACTGAGGTTGAGGAGCAGCAGGAGGTTGCAGAGGATGTAGATCCATCTCAAAAGAAGCCTGTAGCGGTAGTGCCTACTGAACCTCAAGGCAAGTCACCTGCACAGGTAGCCGATGAGGAGCAGCAGAGTGCCCAGCCTGTAGACAACAGTGAGCCAGAAAATCCTGCGGTAGAGAAAAAGGAGTACACTTTGAAGGTGGTGGTAGACGACCCGCGTATGACGGGCGAGCTGAATCCACGCTACCCAGAGGCATCACAGGACATCACGCAAAATGGGGTTCGTGTAGGAGAAGAGGTCACTCTGACTCGAGGGCGAGAGGAGGTCGATGGTGTTTTGACGGACGTAATTCACTACAGTGTCCGTGGCAACATCTTCCGTACTGAGCCGCGCACCTCAGATACAAACGACTTGTTCTTATCACTTGCTGAGCCACGTACAGCTCGCGTAAAGGTTGTTACGCGGGCAGAGTATGGGGGAACACGCATTGAACAGCCTCGCGATGCTAAGGATGTATTGACAGAAGAGAACTTAGTTGACATTGGTGCTTGGAGCACTCGCGGTCAGCAAGAGGAGTTCCAGTTCTTCACGCGTCCGGATATGACAATGGCGTCAGAACCCTTGACCAATAGCGGTCGGAATATTCTGAGCAAGCCATATGCAATTGTCAAGGATAATGCGAGTGGAGACCTGTTCTACGTTCCCGCTAATATGCGTGCGGTTGGCGACGAGTTGGCGTTTGGATTGCTGGCTGCTGAAAGAGCTGTGGCCCTGGTGGTCACTGGTAAGGTGAATGAATCTATGGGTCTGACACTGGATGCAGCGAATGCAACTGTGAAGAACATGGAGGAGGCATTCGGATGGGATATCCGGAATGCAGCAGGCGTCATCGATAACAAGCGTCTCGTCGATAGCTTCCACAGTGTTCTTAAGCAGTACCTGATGCTCGAGAACGGCACACATAGTGAAGTGGGTTCTACTGAGCACAAAACCTATGGTAAGCGTCCAGCTCTCATTTACTACCCTAGTGCTGTTGATCCAGGCCTGCGTATCTATGATGATGTTGCAACGTTTGAGTCTAAGAATACGGGCAAGCAGATGCGTAGTTTCTTACGCTCGCACAAGCTGTCAAATAAGAGCTTTCAGGCTCAGGCAGTCAAGCGCATTGCTGCTATGCGTCGCAATACTTCGTTTGAGCACCGTGACAATGTGAGCCAAGTCTTTGAAGGCTTTAAGGTTGACGGTGAAACGGGCATTGTGCAAGTCGATCGTCCGGTAAGCGTTAAGCAATACTACCTGAACCACATGTCGTTTGACGAACGTGTGCCTTTGGTCATTGATGGTAAGACTTACGGTAATCCAGTAGAGCGGCTGACTATCGAGTTGGGCGATGTGGAAGTGCCAACTGATCGTACTGATACTGAAGCCAAGCCGGTAGAGCTTACGCCAGAGCAGCTCTTGCAATTTGAGCAGTTCGCGGATTTGGATTTGTTGCCTGAGAACTTTGATGAGGACAGCCCTATGCAACGTGCAGGTAAGCTGTATTCTGTTGAAGGTTTGACGCAAAAGGTTACACAAGATGCACTGAACTTCATCACCGGTCGACTGGCGACACGTATGCTTCGGCATAGTAAGACCACGGGTCGTATTGAAGGCATTAAGGCAGATGACCTTAAGCGTCAGGTGCGTAATGACATCTTAGAGTTGCCCGGATATGCGGCAGCTAAACTGGTAGTCCAGCAGCCTGAGCATCCTAAGTATGAGCAGGCAAAGCGTTTCATCGAGACGTTTGACAAGATGCTGGAGGACAAGCGCTTCGACCGCTTGATGGACTTGGGCTTCTTGGAGTTGTTGCGAGAGTCACGTGGTATTGTAAAGCTTGAAGCTGGTACACTGGCAGATGCTGTGCGTGAATTGCAGCAGGATCGCGATGAGGTGGTAGAAGGTCAAGCCAAGACTGCAGAGGATATTGAGCGTGATGCCAATCCTATGGCTGCATTCGATGACAACTTTGCATTTGGTGTAGATCCACAGGCAGCGTTACGCTTTGAACTAAAGTTGGCATTGATGACTGTGCAGCATGTGCATAGCAATGCCACTACGGTAGGAGCGTTAGGGCGCAAGTTTGTGAACCAGCGCACTTTGATTGGACACCTCAATCAAGCTATGGCTGGGGCTAAGTACAACTGGCCGGCAATGAAGAAGCGTCTGGAGGAGAATGTGGGCACCTACCCATACTTCCAGGTGGTTCTAAACATTCTGGATGACGCGTCTGTGGAAAACAGCGCGTTTAAGGAGAATGAGCTGGACCGTATCGATATGATGCGCAACCAGTTTGTAGTCGGCATGGCAAAGAACATTGCAGAGTTCTTGAGCCTGAAGGTTGACAAGGGCGAGGCATCAGTTGGGCCGAATCCAGGACGGGCAGCAAACGTCTACCAGTTCAGCAGTAACGATACCAATATGACGGAGTTTGTGATGAAAGAGCTGGAGAGCCAGTTCATCATCAAAGGCTTCTATACCCGACAGCCGGATGGAACTGTATTGGTGAATGATGTAAAGTTGAAGTCGTTCATCACGGCAATGGAGAAGATTGCTACAGACAATAGCGATCCTGCAAAGGCTGCTCAAGAGTTGAGCCGATTGTTTGCTGTTGAGTTGGGTATGAACATCCCTCCACAGGCTTTGACAAGCCGCAACCGGATGACTTCTGGTTTGGGTGTGGAGGTTATGCGCGGTATTGAGAAAGACTTGGTGAATCCGAAGTCTGCCAAGAGCTTGTTTGGAGCATTCCGTATGGGTATGCAAGAGGCCTTGGAATCGGAAGACAAGACGTTAGCGATTACTGATCCAGGGCAAGACAGGGAAAGTGCACGTCCTGCTATCGCGGGGTTCATTGCGGTCTTGTCCAACTACCAGGATAACCTTATTCAGAATAGTAGTAAGGACGGTAGCGGTAAACTGCGGTGGCAATACACTGCTCCCAAGCATGCACAGAAGATGTTCCAAGATTTGATGGAACCTGTGCTTGATGACAAGGGGCAGCTGGTAACTGACGCAAATGGTAATGCCGTCTTTGCTGTAGACATGGAGGCCGACTGGACCTTGCGTAACAACCCATTGCTCATGAGCATGCGGCGTCGTAAGAATCGTCCGTATGTCAAGTTTGGTTATGTGGATGGAATCAAGATGCTAGCAGGCTTTGGCGATGTGCGTGACTTCCATAAGATGGAGCCAGGCGATCGTCTCTTTGCACGATTGGCATACTTCGGCAATAACAATACTTACATCGATGGGGGTCGCCAGATGTATAGCCGGCATATGATGCCCACACTGGCAGACAAGCATACAATGCCTCTGATTCAGGTGCCATCGCTGACCCTTAAGATGAAAGGCTTGACTGTTGAACCAGCTGGTGAACAGCGTCTGCCTGCTGAGTATCGTGTAAGCGACTTCTTTAATGTGCAAGAAGCATACGATACTACCATCCGTGCAAGCATTGATTTAGAGCTGGCACGTATTCGGGCGGTACAGGCAAAGAAGAAAGGCGAGGTCTTCGCAACTTTGGATGCCAAGCAGCAGCGTAACGATCGTTTTGTTTTGATGCCTGCACTCAACGGTATGCAAGACCGTACCGATGCGGAGATTCACAGAGCAGCTCGGGACATTTACGAAGCTCAGTTAGATAAGTCCTACCGTAAGGCTATGGAGGATGCTGAAGGCATGCTGTACGAGCTGGGCGATGAAAATACTATCTCTCGATTCAACTTCTTTGACCCTTCAAAGAAAGAGTTCGACTATGTGCGTCGGCATGTAGGTATGGAGCTTAGCGACTTCCGCGATAATGACATGAATAAGCAACACGCATTCATGGGCTTTGTGGCGAAGTATGTCATTGAAGCTATGCACTTCAACACGAACGTTACTACTGCATTGTTGGGTGACCCAGGAGCCTTTGCTAAGGGTAGCGCAGAGCAGACGGCAACCAACATGGGTAAGCGTTTTGCTGCTTTGATTGCGCCGGGTAACGTCATTCCAGAAGTGTCGTATACCGCCATGCGTGCTACCTACGATGAAGACGGTAAGCCTGTATTGAAGAATGGTAAGCCGGTACTTGAAGAAGTCAAGGACGTTAACAACAAGACCGTCCGTAGTCTGGTCATGCCAGAGCGTAAGATTTCTGAGTCCGCACACCTGAGCTACCTCAAGGAGTTGGGCATGACAGAGGAGCAGTTAGATGCATATCGTGGTTACGATACTGCTGATGCTGCTGAGTACACTACCGCAGAAGAGCACTTGTCTATCCTGTATGCGCAGGGTAAGATTGGGCGTAAAGAGTTCGAGGGCATTCTTCGTAAGGTTAATGAGGGTGTGCCTCTGAATAACCAAGAGCGGGGATGGTTCCAGCCTATGAAGCCGGTTACGGTAGAGCGTAAGGATGGGCACCTGCTGTATATCAAGAGTGCCTCGTTCCCATTGGTACCTGGGTTGACTAAGAACCAGTCCCTGGATGAGTTGCGCCAGTTTATGGAGGCGAATAACATCCAGCGGGCGGCATATACTTCGGCGTTGAAAGTAGGCAATCCGTTCGCTGATATGGTGGATGTGCACGATGCTGAGGGTAAAGTCGAAATCCAAGACGGTCTTAAGGATCAGGTGATTCAATACAAGCGTGAAAGCGTTCGCATTCAGCAGGAAGTACCAGTGTCGAAGTCGACCGAAAAGGTGCATGGTTCGCAGGTAGCCAAGTTGATTCTTGCGAACATGGCAAATGAGGATGTTGAGTTTGAGTTAGACGGCGAGACGGTAAGCGGACGGGACTTGTACTATGAGTACATGGAGGCAAGATCTCAAGAGCAACGCGCTCGTATGGACATCTTTGCCAGTAAGTACGATATGCGTGTAGAAAACGGCAACTTGGTACAGGGGCCGGAGTATGCCAAGCGTATGGCTGCACGTATTGTAGAAGAGGCTATTGACCGTAACTACGATGTCAATGAGTTGGCTCACCTGCAGTACGACGAAAAGACGGGCACCTTCTTTACGCCTCTGAGTCAAGGTCCAAGTGCGCAACGCATCGAGCAGCTGCTCATTAGCATCTTGCGTAAGGAACTGATTGAGCCAAAGATTAGCGGCTTCAGTGGTCCTATCCGACCCGAAACAGGCATGCAGTACCAGACCCTTGATGGGATGGATGCAAGCGATATCGTTTGGGTAAAGAAGGGCAAGTCAAAGCTGTTCAATGGTAAGAAGCTGAAGGTTGCTCAATATGAGCAGCCCAATCAGATTATCATGCCATGGAAGTATGCCGGTAAGCTGGAGCAGTTTAAGAATGAGGACGGTACAATTGATATGGATAGCCTTCCACAGGAGATCTTCCAGGTGTTGGCATATCGTATCCCGGGTCAGAAGAAAGCGTCTTCAGCGAGCTTTGAGATTGTAGGCTTCTTGCCTAAGTCATATGGAGATACGCTGATTGTACCGGAGGAGTTGGTTGGACAGATCGGTCAGGACTACGATATCGATAAGATGTTCGGCTTCTTGTATGAGACATCTCTTGTGGATGGAGCCTTGCAAGTAGCACGGGGAGGTTCTGAGGTCGGTACGGCAGAGGAACGTCGTAAGTCGGCGCGTAACCGTCAGATTGATGTGTACCACGCAAGTCTTCGTAGTCAAGATGCTACGGCACTCCTCGAGCGCCATAGCCCTGTTACTGACGGCTATAGTGAAGAGTTGGGTCAGCAGCTTGGCTTGATGCGTGAAGCTACCGGTATGCCTATGGCGTATGAGTACAACGACTTGAAGGCTGACGTAGCGCGTAGTGCTAAGGATGCAATTGGGGTATTCGCTAGCCAAAATGTATTGCACGCACAGATTGAGCAGATGTCTGCTGGTGTTGGAGCTATGCAATACTTGAGAGATACGAAGTTTGGGCCTGTTCTCTTGCATGTCAATATCCAAGTTGATAGGGACAACGAGATGAAAGATTCTCATAAGGCTCGCTACTTTGGTGTTACTGATATTCATGACGATACATTCTTGTTGGACTACGAAACGCAGCCAACGAAAATCACACGTCAAGAGCAGTTTAGCCGGCTGTTGAACCACGCGGTAGACAACGAGAACAATCAGCTTTTGGCTAAGCTGAACATCAATAGCCAGACTTGGGGCTACTGGTCTGCACTGACGAACATGGGATACAACATGGAGACCATTGGTATCTTCATGGCTACTCCGTTAGTACAGGCAGCTACAGCGGATCAGAGTGCATTACGTCAGTTGACAGGCGCACGGCAGTCATCTCAATATCAGACTATGCTTGATCAGGCGATGAATACCCTGAGAGAAGCAGGATTTGCAGATGCGCAGAGAGTGTCTGAAGCCTTGAGTAGTGGTAGGTTGCCGCGTCTGAACAAAACAGACTTGCTCGCAATGGTGCAAGGAGAGCAGATGCCGGAAGTGGAAAAGGCGGCTATGACCTTCCAACTTCACATGGCTCTCAATAACTTGGATCAAGTAGGCAGAGCGTTAGGCAAGTTTGCTAAGGCGATGAAGTTTGACACTAAGATGCCTAAGACTCGCTCAGAGATTGATATGGAGCGTGAGGTGGCGGCACAAGCATTGCGGCAGACAGCGCAAGGAGCTGATGCTAAAGGCTTGAAGGAGACCGTCGACAACTTGGAGTCGCAACTGTTGAGCATGACGGTATCTGGTCAGGTTTACAGTGACCTGAATGCTATGATTCAAGAGGTGCTGGACTTGCCGGGTGAGTCAGTATACCGTACTCCGCTGTATCAGGAGATGATGGGTAAGGCGGTAGAGCTGATGAACTCGGAAGATGAAAACAGTACGGGAGATATGTACCTGTCGCCAGAGTTTGCTCAAGACTACCTCAATATGGCGAAGGGTTATCTCTATGCACAGTGGGCAGAGAAGGTAGGCGGACGTTCTGCAGCTGAATTGCGCCAGGAGTTCTTTACCAGTGAGAATAACATGGCTGCTAGGCTCATTAGTGCAAAGGCAGCCAAAGCAGAAGTGCGTAATAACCTGTTTATCAAGCACTTGATTGCTGAAGTGAATCCGGCAAAGGGATACCCACGTGTGTCTTTCCAAGGTGATCGTCAGGTAAATGTCAGCCCAATTGAAATGCACGCGGCATTCTTGGCGTTAGCTACATCAAAGGATGCAGCGGTACGTCAACTAGCTGAAGACTTAGTTGTGTATCACCTCTTGCAGGGACGGCAGCTGGCATCCAAGGGATACGGTAAGTACTTGCCTGCGGAGTTGTTGCAGGAGTTAGGTATCAAGGAAGCTCTTGGATTTACTCACGAGATTTATGCGGGCTGGCGTGCTGATGAGGCAGCGCACGATCAAATCATGCTGCACATGTCGGAGCATATGCAGTACTTGAATAAGGAAGCTATGAAAGAGCATCTGGACTTCAAGAAGAAGCGCGTGAAAGACGGCATGGTAACTCGCGAGATGCGTTACATGGGCTGGTTCCGCACGAGTAAAGGCTTGTACAAAGTCCAGGAGGTGTCAAATGGTACACGCGATTCGTTCTTTGCGTTTAGTGGTCCCTACCCTGCTGGCGGCAGTTACTTCGCTACGGAGTTCACACCGGGTCAGGAAATTCAAGAGGACCACAAGTTTACCTTGGACATTAACAAGTCTAATAAGGCAAGCAGTGTCAATGGTATGGACTCTACCAATGACGTAGAGCCGGGCCGTCCGCAACATACGGGTGTTACTGATTCAAGTGATGTTCCTCAAGGGATGAGTCCAGCAGAGATGGCAGCGCAGAGTATGGATATGCCTGCAGCACCTGCGGCCGATGTGCCTCAGGGAATGTCTCCTGCTGAGCAAGCAGCTATGGAATCTGCAGCTCAAGGTCAATCTCGTGAGATGTCGGTGTCTGAGTTTGTGACTCAGGAGATCGGTGACGGTGTACTGAAGAATCGTCTTTTGCGTCAGTTGCTGGCCTTTGAGTCTAAGTTGCCGAAAGAGCGTCAGGTAAAGGTTGTTGTAGCAGACATGGATAATGTCGGTGGATACAATCGTGGTACGCATACACTGAAGTTGCAGAAGCAGCTGGTAGAGTCGGGCAATACATCACGCTTGGTGCGTGTCTTGGCTCACGAAATGGTACACGCCTACACCTCAGACGTAATGTCTATGAATGCAGCACAGCGTAAAGGTGTGCCGGCAGAGGTAAAGGAGGCCATTGCTAAAGTCGAGAAGGTATATACCCAGTTGACTACAAGTCCAGAGCTGTTGAATGCGATGGGCCTGAACCTGGATGATCTCAATAAGTTCAAGCGTGGTATTCAAGTGCGCAAGCAGGTATTGAGCGGTGAGCTGCCACTGATGGCAATGCGGGCTGACTTGGTAGCTAGCGAGGCATATGACTTTGCTATGGACAAAGAGAATATGAAAAAGTACTACGGCTTTACCAGCGCGAAAGAGATGGTAGCCGAGTTGCTTTCTCGTCCAGAGTTTGCACAACAGCTGAGTCAAATCAAGCTGAGCCAAAACGAGACATGGCTCGACCGTATCGTAAAGTATATCGGTGAGATTCTTGAAGGCTTAGGGGTGCAAGTAAAGACCGGTACATACGCGCACGAAGCAGCGGCACTCACTATGGACTTGATCCAGAAGAATGCCAAAGCACGTGGAGTCACAATCAAGACACTGGACTTGTCAATGGACCAGAATGATGTGGCTAGCGATGACTTGATTGACGACTTGCTTGAGACAGATATTGATGACTTTAGCTTGGACACGCAAACACTCGCGAAACTGATTGACTACAAGCGTAAGCGTATTAGAGAGCTGAAGGAGATGCGGAGCCGGTACAAGAATGACAAGTACTTGGTGAAGCGATTGAATGAGCGCATTGGCTTGGAGGAGCGGGAACTGAGTGTGCTACGTGATGATAGTGAAGGGGGCGCGTCGTTAGAGATGATTGTCGATATGGCGAATCGTGAGTTGGACGACGCAGAGAATGTGGTACGCGGTGCAAACACTACGGGCGATGTGCGACTGGCTCAGTCAGCCTTGCAGAATGCGCTGAGTGTTATTGAGTTCTATGCAGATGCTCGTGGCATCATTGACAAGCGTGGTCCAATCCGCGATGAGATGAACAAGCTCGTGGCCCGTGCAGCTACTTTGCGAGAGGACTACTTCGAGAAGGCGACTGCTATCTTACGTGCACAGGCTAAGGCTCGGTTCCGTGGCACTGCAGGAGAGAAGTATGTGAAGAGTGATAGCTTCGAGAAGATTGATGATATCGGAGGTCTGGTGAGCTACTTCATGGATGCGTCTCGTCAGGGTCGTATCGAGTTGAGTTTCTTAGACGGTGTTATGAAGGAGGCGGTACGTCAGCAACAGGTGGCGTTTAACGATCGTGCAAAGAGCTATATGGATAAGACCAAGGCTATGCAGGAGGGCGCTTACTTCAAGAAGCACGGGTTTGAAGGCTTCGTGATGAAGGACAAGGATGGTAACCCGATGCCGTTGATTCTGACTATTGTTGGAGGCAAGTGGGAAGCAGCTCACAATCAGGCTCGTGCCGGTAAGGACAATAAGCCTGGTGAATACTACAAGTGGTTACACGCCAATACCGGTCGCATGGATGTGGATCGTCTCTTCGACTACAGTGGCGATACTGTTGTGCGTAAGGATAACCTGAGCTATCAGTTGTCTCTCGAGAAGACATACGGTAAGTATGGCGCAGAAGAGATGATTACCCGTCAGGAGGTATTGCTCCAGCAGTTTGTTGATGCTCGTAATGCAGAGTTCGATATCATTGATGTCGAAGTCACTGATGTAGCCGAGCGTGAAAAGCTGAAGAAGGAGTGGGTAGCACAGAACGACCCCTCGCTGCACAAGAAGTATATCGACGGTAAGACGCGGGCACCTAAGGGAGCACGCAATAGCTACCTCTTCAATATGCCGAAGAAGGAGTACCACGATGAGCGTTTCATTGAGATGCAAGAGGATGCTGCTGCTGTGGCGTACTACAAGGAGTACCGTAAGCAGATGAAGGAGATGATGGCTATCCTGCCTATGCATAAGATGGGCAATGCGGTAGACCAGAGTCAAATCCAAAGCGGATTGTTCTTGCCAGCTATCAAGCGCTCTATGATTAACGACGTGATGAAGGGTGACTTCAGTGGCTTGAGCAAGGATGCGGTCACTGACTCTATGCTGCGGGCTATGACTGTGACTGAGGAGGACTTGCAATCGCAGCTGATCGACCCTGTGACTGGAGCCAAGCGTGAAGAGCTGCCGGTATGGTTTACCAATAAGCTTAAGTCGGAAGACTACGAGTACAATATGGACCGTACGTTCTTGGCGTTCGCGATGATGGCAACGACGTACGAAAGCAAGAATAAGATTGAGGATACTGTACGTATGACTCGCGGTGTGATGAGTCAAGCGCAGATAACTCAGCAGAATAGCTTTGGGCGTCAGATCCTGAGTAAGATGGGTGTACCGCTGGCTTCACGTACGGCAGAAGACCGTACACGTATTATGCGTGTGGTAGATACTATGGTCAATCAGTTCTATGGGCATACTACCATAAAGGACGTAACAGTGAATGCACCACGTCGTATGTGGACTGCTGACGATAAAGAGAAGATTGCCAAGCTGGAGGAGAAGTTGCGAGATGCTCGCACTGATGAGGAGCGTGCTCAAATCCAACAGCAGATCGATGCTGCTACTCCTAAGCTCAGTGCTGCGAAGACTGCGTATGGTATGCAGCAGTGGATTCAGGCTAAGGGTATGGGCTGGAACTTACCGGCTGCTGCAACAAACCTTCTCTATGGCACACTGGCTGTGGAGCAGTATGGTGCCGGTCAGCAAGAGTTTGGACCACGGGCAGCTCGTAAGGCGTTAGCTACTATGATGCACTCGAGCCTGAACAACTTGACTCTGAACAAAGGCTACACACAGACGGCTACTGCCAAGAAGATTCAAGGCATGATGATTACGCTGGATGTGTTGAAGGACTTTACGGAGATTCGATTTGACCCAAGCCAGTATGCTAAGAATGCTAGCGAAGCCGGTATCAGTGCCGCGTCTACTATGGGCATCAAGAAGTTGCGCATGTATGAGATTCAACGCAGCTCGGAATACTTTGTGTATGGGGCAGGTACTATGGCGGTACTGCTTGAGACTAAGGTCAACGGCAAGTCGCTGTGGGAGCAGATGGACGAGAACGGCATCATTCAGATTGATGGCTACCGACCGGGAGAAGAAAAGCACGCTCAGCTGGTAAATAAGATTGACCAGGTTAACAAGCGTATCCACGGTAACTATGACCCCAATAGCCCTATCGCTATCAAGAAGACTTTCTATGGCCCACTGTTGATGCAGTTCAAGAGCTGGTTGCCAGAAGCTATTGCTCAGCGTATGGAAAAGGAGCGTTACGATCCGTACTTAGATCGTAATGTGAAGGGTCGTTGGTGGACGTTGATGGAACACCGCAAGTCACTGCACAAGATGCTGCTGCCTCTGATGGTGCCAGTACTTGGACGTAAGCATCAGTTTAGCGATGATGTAAGTCAAGTGGACCAGGAGAACATGCGCAAGAGTGCAGCGAACTTCCGTCACATGATGTACTTGTACTTTATGATTCAAGCTATCCAAGCTCTCTTGGATGACGAGGATGATGATGAGACACTGTCTAAGTACACGTTGAACTATCTGATGAATGTGATGAACCGTGCGCATAATGACCAGACTGCCTTTATGAATCCGCTGGCTTTCGATAAGCTTGTGGGTGGCGGTAAGATTGCGGCACTGGACACAATGAATCAATTGGCTAAACTGACTGAGGCGACTTGGGATACTGCATGGGGCGAGCCGACTATTGAAACCGGAGTCTATGCCGGCAAGAGTAAGATGTTGCACCATGGCGGTAAACTGATACCACATAGTGCAGCGATACAGCGGCAGATTCGGAATCTAGACCGAGTACTAAACAATTAACCAATGGCACCTTTCAATCTACCTAAAACGCTTAGCCTCATATGGCTAGGCGTTTTTGCTATGTATAAAAACGTAGCACAATGCGACCTGCAAATACTGCAGTTCGACGTAAATGCGAATACGATTACAGTCGCTTTCAACAACACACAAAACTGTGGCGGCAGTGCTGGTCCTACCGGTATTGCAGAGTTACAGTTTGGCTTTCAGGCAGTCGATGCTGACTGCAATGCTATGAATCAAGGCTGGGACTTCCCATGGGGGCTATCTATTCCTGACAACAGTAACCACCCGGGTTGGGTATACTCCGCCACTACTACAGAGAGTCCTACTAACTGGACAAACCTGGATGTATGGGCAGAGTACGACTTAGAGCCTCCGTACTATACCGGAGATACCGTGACGTTCCCATTAGACGACTTCTATCAGAATAATAGTGGGAGCATGTTCTCGACGTTGCCTGATGTATTTGACTTCTGGCTGGAGCAAGACTTGGGTATTCAAGCCGTGATATGGCAGATTAGCTATGGCCCTACGATGTATGCGGCTGATGGTGGCTGGGCTGAGGTAGGTGTTAATGGGGACGGTACCTTTTGGGGGTCAGGAGTTTATGACGATCAGAACTTCATGGATAACTGGGTTCAAGTCAACTGCATGCCGCAGTCAGATTGGACTGACGGGGTAATCGATGATGTTGAATTTAATGTAGGGTGCATAGGTGATGAAGCATTTTACACTGTAGACTATGTGGTGTGGAACTATGGTCCGGATACTATTTGGTCTTACTGTATCGACTTCTGGTTTCAGGATCAAATCGATTGCTACAGTGGGTATGATAACCCCATCTATTGGATACCTCCAGGTGGAGGGCAAGCGTTAACGGGAGGGCCTTTTGAATTCCCTAGTTATGGAGGCGGAGGCTTCTTCAACCTGAGCTTAGATAGCATACCGGGGGAGGTCATTACAGGCAATAACAATACGACGGTCTATCTACCAGAAGAACCGGAATGTCCGGTAGAAGCAGATACGGTAATTGTCACACTACCTCCTGACACGATTGTTGAGTTTGTCACACTAGACCCTGACACGGTGATTGTAGAGCTGCCGGCAGACACGGTAGAAGTGCTGGTAGTTGATACGTTAGAAGTCTTCGTAGTTGACACGGTGTACGTGCCATGGGAGTGGTACATCTATGATACCGTGTACGTAGATGTGTACGATACAGTGTACATCAACGTGCTGGATACATTGATTCTGACTGAGACAGAAATTGAGTATGTCTATGTCACGGATACCCTAGAGATATATCAAGTCGATACCGTGTACACTACGGTTGTAGATACATTGATTCAGGAGATTGTACTCTATGAATACATCTACGAGACAGACACAGTGTATGAATATGAAATCCAATTCGTAGACTGTGAGACCGGGCTGCCCTGCGATGAGCAAGGCCTGCTAGAAGAAGACTGTTCATCTGTCTTTGTGCCCAATGCCTTCTCACCAAATAATGATGGTATCAACGACAGCTTTTATGCTGCAATGGCTGACCCGAGCTGCTGGTTAGATTGGCATATACAGGTGTACAACCGCTGGGGTGATATGATATGGCAGGCATTTGATCCTGAAGTGGAATGGTACGGGCAAGGACCAACTCGTAATTACTATGTTGCTGATGGCGTATACGTATGGGTAATTAAAGCAAAAGGCTTGAGTGGTCTGACGCTGGACTTGCAAGGGCATGTAACAATATTCCGCTGAACATAAGTGTTCTTATACGATAAATACTTCGATAGACTTTGCAGCACTGCTACATTGCCGTCTATGAAAACTGTAGTATTGCTTTTAGCACTGTTATTTGTAGGATGTACGACGGCCCCAAAGAATGTGTATGTACATCCTGAGAAGTTTAATGCCGATCTAATAATCCCTCTTGTATGGGACGGGCATTTTCCGGTAGCCCACTTTGAGCATGAAATGGTACTGAATACAGAGTACTATGATTACCAAGGGCACATGTACCGTTTAGTAGAAACAGATATACCTGGAGTGTACGCTATCAGGATTGATGTCCCTGCGCCGTAACCTTTCATCTTACATAACGTAAGAAGGGTATGGTTAATGGACTGACATACCTCATGAATTTGTTGAGCTTACTGGGTGCTTATGGCAATCCTGTAACCGCAAATAACTCAATGTTTGATTACAACTGTGATGGCATTATCGGCTCGGCTGATTTGCTGGTAATGTTGGCTGGATTCCCCTACGGATGAAAGAGGTCAACAACACATACCATCAAGTAGTTAAGGCTGTTGTTTCGAAAGACTTCAAGTTCATCCACATTGATGCCGGAATAGGTGATAACGGGTTACAACGCATCTTCACAGAAACAAGTGAGGAGGATGTAATGCATTGCTACCTCTACCCAATTATTGAGCAGATCGTGAGGTCAGAGTTCTACGACTTGAAAGAGAAAGCTCTGACGATAAAGGTGACTTGGGTCTGATTACTTCTCTGTTGCATACTTGACACCCATGATGGTGCCGACAATAGAGAAGGAGTTTGTCAAGAGAATACCCATGAGGTTGCTCCAGGTAGACTCTACGATAGCATTGTTGTTGTCGGTAAACATGCTGATGATGAACAGCCCGGATACCATGAAGCCGATGGATAAAATGGTAGCCAGTGCGACGCGTACAATCTTACCTACCAACTCAAACTGAGTCTTCTTTTGTAGGGTCTCTAAATCTTCTACAGCTCGATCGCGTAGCTTCTCCGCTGCTTTAAGTGCCTCTTCTAACTCTTGGGTAAGCTGAGAGTTCTCAGCAGCGGCATCAAGCAATTCCTTGTTCTGCTCTTGTACCTGCTTGGTGATAGCCAAGCGTTTCTTACGCGAGTCAATGTCGCGGGCCTTGCACTTACGCAGGTAGCTGATAAACTCTTCGTTATCTGATACCAGAACCTTAAGGATATTACCTTCTAAGTAAACCTTGCGGGACTGGAGCTTGAGAATAGCTTGTTCTGCTGCTGGGCCTAGGTTCATCTGTATACTTTGAACGGCGCAGACTTATCCTGATAGCCGGGATAGTCTGCCTTGAAATCTTCGAGACGTGGCTCGATGTCGTCAGACTTGATGATCCAGAATTGTGCGCCAACTGCTTTGGCTTTGTCAATCTCTTCTTGGTCCTCGGATGAGCTGATGATTCCAATCACGCAGCCATTGCCGTAGTCAGTATTGATTTTGCGAATCATCTCAATACCATCGAAAGAAGAGCCGATGATGTTGAGGTCTACAAATACACAGTCAGGGCGTTCGTGATTTGGGTCATTGGGAAACCACTCACGAAACTTACGATCAGCCTCATCGCTCGAGTCCAGCGCCTCAATTGAAAGCGCCATGTCGAGGAGAGAGCAGGCGTCTTCAAAAACCAAGTGGAATAGGTTTTCGTCGTCAATGAGCAGGAGGGAGTCAATCATATTTTTATTGTTAGTAGCGTTCCAGTGTCCAGTCGTGTTGAGCGTAAAGTGAATCCGTGCTCTCGCAGGATTTCAATACAGATGTTGAGGCCCAGTCCGGTACCTGCTTCTTTCTGATTCTCTCTTCTCTTATACGGCTTGGACAGGAATTCAAACTCTTCCTGGGTCATGCCTCTTCCGTTATCTTCAATAAAGATGAACGGTTCCTTGTAGTAGATCTTAACGAATTTGGTTGGGCTGTCGTTGTACTTAAGGCCGTTCCGAATGAGGTTGTCTACTGCTGTACAAAATAACGCTTCATTTGCTAGAATGGTAGGGAGATTGTCATCTAATATGACTTGATTCTTGTAGGCTGTCAGGCGCAGGTAGTCATTTAGAATGCTCTTGATATTGCATTCCTCCTTGTGCATTTCAGATCCTTCCTTAACAAGGTTGGTGAATTCATACACGCCGCTATATACTTTACGAGCATGGTGTAGCCCGTCTTCTATCAGCTGCAAAGGAGATTTAATCTTCAGTGCTTTGATGTCATCCTCAGACAGACGACGCTTCAAGCTCTTAATGCCGCGTGGTAAATAGGTATTGATACCCGAGTGCATGTCGTGCCGGATAATTTTGGCAGCATGTTCGAGGTAGATATTCTTCTGAGACAGTGACTTACTGATGGCAGCTTTGTTCTGTAGAAACTCACGAACTACCCAAAAGAATGGAGGCATAAAAGCAATAACACAGCAATAGCCAAAGGCGGCTAGCTCATAGCTCGGAGGGCATAGCTCAAAGACAATGCACGTCTGAACACCAAAGAAGGTGAACATGATAAGACCAGCAATAGCAAGAGCGTACCGAGAGACTTTTGATATGCCGGTCAGAGCTGGCATTTCTTAAAGCCGATCTTTTCAAAGAACCACTTAGAGGGGCAAAACTTTGTCCAGACGCCGAGTTGAAGCATGGCACATACAAAGAGAACCACACCCCAAGACTGGGCTGCGTATGCGACGATGAGTACTGCTGACATGAGCAGGTACACCATCCTTACAGAAGTCCAATGAAACATTAGTACATAGAAATAAACTCGAAGAATGCAACGCGTAGCCGGTAGCCAAAGCGCTTGTACCAAGACAAGGCTTTGAACTCAGGTGTGTCGAATACTTCGTAGGGGTGCATGACAGGTAGTTATCGGCCCTGTCCCCTGTATTTCTTTTTGTACAGCTTAGATTGCTTGTTGACGGATGTCTTCGTCTTGGCATGTACCCCTGGTCGGGATACTGACGCCTTCTCTAACTTGATTGTTTCTTTGACGCGGGCCATGCGACAAATATAACTAAAAGATTGTAGCTGAGGCGGGATTCGAACCCGCACGGGCAATGCTGCCCAACAGAGTTTAAGTCTGTCATGTCTACCAATTCCATCACTCAGCCAACCAGGTTACCACTCAATAGCAGCGGAACCATGTTGTACTAGGAAGTTATTTGCCTTAGCAAAATGACCGCATCCAAAATACCCAGCCTTGCCTCCTGCATACCCTTCGGCAGCAGGATGCGGGGCTTTCAACACTAGCTGATTGGGCATAGTAAAGAAGCGCTCATACTCTTGTGCAGCTTTACCCCATAGCATAATGACCAAAGGATCAGTGGTGCCACGGTAGTTGAGTGCATTAAGACTTGCAGCAATAAACTTCTCCCATCCCCAACCGTGGTGTGACTTGGCTTTGCCTTTATCTACGGTAAGGATGGTGTTCAACAAGAGGACGCCTTGCTCAGCCCAATGGCTAAGGTTGCCGCCCTCCTTCTTCAGGGGACCAACGCTGCCTTTGATTTCCTTTTGGATATTTCTCAAAGACGGATTGATCTTGGGACTATCGCCTACATCAAACGCAAGGCCGGTTGCCACACCGTCATGGTATGGGTCTTGGCCGAGGATGAGTACGCGGGCATCCAGGAGAGGGGTATCCCTGAAAGCTCTAAAAATATTCTTACGTGCAGGATAAACTGTGCCGTAAGTATAGCAGACCTCAAGCTTTTCCTTGAGATCCTGCATATACTTCGACTTGAACTCAGCATCGAGATGCTTTGCCCAATCAGCTCCTACAACGTGGTCATACGTTGGTAGGATCATCTGGTAACACTAGGTTTTGTACAAGCCCCATCTGAGTCTCCATAGAGTTACCCCAGTTGTTGCGGCTCATGTGAAATGCAATACGGTCGAGTAGTGCTTCGTATTCAAGGACACCCTGACGCAGATAGCTTTCGTCAATCTTGAATGCTTCTGCTGGATACTCTTTGTTGGTTTGCACTGTGACGATGTAGCAATCCGTTACTTGATAGTCCGGGTATGCAGTCTGCAAACACATGCGATACCAAGCTAGCTGCCGGTAGTAGCGATAGATAGCGAGAGTCTCTTCGAAGCGTCCCAAAGGTTTTGCTGTCGTCTTAAGATCGACCAGCGTGATTGTCTTCTCCTTATGATTCATAAGGATGCGGTCAATCTTAGCCTTGATAGGGATTGTAACCTCCATCTCATTCTCAGCTTCCCAAGGCAAGTCAAAGGTAATCTCTGTCTCTGCCATGGCTTCATCGGCATGACCAAACCCATCTTTGCAGATGAGTTGGTCTGCCACTTCATTGAGCTTGATAGACTCGATACAGCCTTGAACGATATGGTAGGTAGCGGGGTCAACAATCTTCTTGCCTTGGGTGCTGTACAGGGCTTTCCAATACATCCCACCCTCACGGACAACTCTATTGATCTTAGTCTGTAGAGTGTACTTCGGGTAAAAGTCTGCAGGAATAACTGCTTCCCACGTCTCAGGAGACAGTGAGTCTAACTCCAGTTCAATAATGCCAGTCTCGTCTACGTTAGCATACAGCCTGTCCCAAAGAGCATCGATAATATCTTGTGTCTTTGGTCCGGGAGTATCTGAAGGTACGATGTCCAGCTTACCAGGCTCGAGCAGCTCTTCGTGAATCAGCGTTCCAATCTCAAAAGATTTGGAGGTGGTTTCATCTAGTTGACCATCGAGAAATTTCCGGAAGAGGCGGGGATTACCCCCGCTCTCCGGATTGATGTACGACAGTGAGCTGTTGCTTACAGCTTTGATATCGAAGTAGTTCATGTAAATAAGCTCAGTTGTGCGTTGGTCATCTCCTTGTACTCCGCGTCAGTAAGATACTGCTCCGTAGTTAGGTTGAACCACATCTTCTCGTTCTCGTCCCATAGAAAGTCGTAGCCAAAGTCTGGACCATCAATCTCCTCGATTTCGTCAAAGATTGTAGGTCGGTACATGGTACGCCCTACAGGGGTACGGTAGTGTTCGAAGTCTTTATAGAACTGAACACCTTCGTAGTTAACGGTATCGTTGAAGTACAACCAAGCATTGACAGTCATACCGTTGTCCAAAGTAATGGGCACCTCTTTGCGAGTGTACCATTCTGGGTGACGTTCCAAATCATCCAGGCGTAGGATGGTCTCATCATCAACAGCGTACACTTCTACTGCAATGTTGTGCCCATCTTGACGAACTTCCGATCCGACATACGGGATGCCTTCACAGACCATAGCGTATTGGTCTACTGTGTTACCAGCTCCAAGAAGACCGGCAGACTGCAGCAGGCCGTGGTTGCCAAAGCCTTTTCGCAAAGTGCCGTACACTGCAACGAGATGAGGTTTGTCTAGCACATTAGGCTTGCTGTAGAATACGCCGTCTCTTTCGTGCCAGTTTCCTACACGATTGACGTACCACTTACCAGCTTTAGATTCACGAGTGTACACGAACCGGCTGTCAGTAAGAGAAAGAATATCCTTCCATGATTGCCACGGAGTCTTACGCAAAGTCTCTGCGACAAAGCGTGTGTCAGACTTTTTGGTATCCCATGTATGAGGAGTTGCTACAGTTCCGTTGTGGAAGAGCCAGTTGTGTTCGTTGACTCGAACTGGGTGAGTATTCTCCAGGTTGGTTTCACCGACTGTAGTCAGGCGAGCGTGGAAAATGTATGGACGCTCAGACTGTAGCCAGTCCTGAGCTTCACGGATGTCCATGGTGCGGTATACGGTTCCGTCGTCTAGCGTTTGGATACCGAATCCGTGAGGGTTGTATGCAAGTGCTTGAGCTGCGATAGAGGGATCAAGCTTCCCGTGTTGCTTCTTGACTATAATCACACACATCGAGAGTGAGTTGTTGAGAGTTAGACTTAACAGTAGGGTTGGGCTGGACAATCATCTGGTTCCGTACCCCGGTTGGAATAAGGCGGTGCACCTTGCTGTAGGTGCTCCATTCAATACGCTGATCTTCGAATGCTTTGGCATACGCACTGGCTAGCATCACTTTCTCTCCGTACTTCTTACCGTACAGGTCGTAGATATGCTTACCGATACCGCCACCTATGTGCATTAGATCCTTGTAGATAGTATCGAACTTGAGGTCTTCATACTTGTCCGTTGTAAACAGAATCTGCAGGAGCTTGATGCGCCACTCCAATTGCTTGAGGTGTTTGATGCCGGCGAAGATGCGTATCTCCATACGCCCTGTACTACCTAGATTGATAGCATTGTATCTATCGTGGTAGTCACCCTTCTTGTAGAAACGAGCATACCCACGGCGCTTGGCACGCTTAGGATACAGAGCATACAGGAGAGGGATAATCTGAGCAGCCTTATCAGTGTACCATTGCTGGTCCTTACCTGATACAGAGATAGTGATGTGTCCACCACAGCGATAGCTTGTGTCAGAGTGGATGAGGTAGTTCAAAACAGGGTTTGACAAATCAGTCAACCACTTGTTAGACTTGAGATTGTATACCGGGCTGATAAGCTCGAACCCATTATGCCCTAGTGAACCGTCACGTTCTGCTCTCCACTTATGAGGTAGCAGGTCTTCACGGTCTCCTTGATACCAGCATGCTACTGCACACCCCTCATGGTCTTCTTTCTCTGCCTCAATACCAAATCGATAAGTCGTATTAGTACCGCAATCCCACAGCGCACTCATGCTGTGGTATCCGTATAGCATACCGCGTGTATAGGGAGCGTCTTCTCTAAGTGCGTTGTACAGCTCCTGTCGGTTTACTTCGGTAGACATGGGTCGTGCCGGTTTTCGAAGTCAGTTACTTCGCGTACAACAGTCTTAACCCAATTGGCGGTCGTCATCCGCCCTGCCATCCAATCGGCTGTAGCTCCTTGGATTTGCATCATGTTTGCGATGGCGTAGTCTTTGTCTTCGCCCTCCATACCACGGTTAATTTCATCGTGGTAGTACTCTTTCAATTTGCCCATTACTGTATGGAATAAAGGTGGGTTGGGTCTGGTACATCCAGACTCAGATTCTCTACAGCCCACTGCCGGATGTTGTCGATGTAGGTCTTGAACTCTTTCGTCGACATATCACGGGTAGACCGCTTAGTGGTTGCAATCACGCGCCCAGTTTCAGGATGATAAATCTCTTTCTTAGCAAAGAGTTCCTTCATCGTTTCGTGGACGAGATCACGTGTTAGGTTCCCGGTCTCACCAGAGACCAAGTCGCCAGCTTGATAGCCAGCTGACTCGAGTTCTTCTCGAATCATATACAATAGAGTACCCCAGTAATATCTGTTCTGAGGATTGCTACGGATACGAACGCTACGGACTATTACCTCGACGTCGTGTCCTTCGAGCTTACGCAGCTCGTTACGGAACTGAAGGTCTTCATGAGGGATTAGTTCTCCCTCAGCAACCTTCGCTGTTACATGAATCATACATAGAAGTACGTGTGCTTCCTTGTGTCTGATGTAATGGTAAAGACGAGCTTACGGTCTTCCTCGTTCTCGACGGGAAAGAACTCCATGCTCGCGGCTTTGCTAACGTACTTGATGTTGTCGTCGGGAATAATCTTCTCCTGGACAATCAAGTCTTGGAACACCTTAAGGTAGATCCACTTGTTATCTAAGTCCCAGTCAGCTTTACCGGGCACATCAAACATGGCACAGCTAATTTGAATTGGATACTTGTCTTTAGGAATCTTCCGAACCTTCCTAAGGTAAGGGCGGAAAGCATCCTTGATTGCGTTGACAATCTTCACGCGCATGACTGGCCGGGTTGAACCAGCATAAAAGTCCTGCCCGTTAATCTTCTTCATGCGGGGAGTATTTACACTCCGTGCATTACGGATAATCGGTTGACCATCGTTTGTGCAGAGGCGTCCCTTTCTATCGAAATGAAACGTAGGATCTTGGTACTTCTTAGGAATACGATCCTTCTCTGTGTAGTAGGTTGGTCGTCGCCGGTTGCTCATCTTCACGTGGGTGATGAACTCTGGTACGATGACCGTTGCGATATGCGCCATACGCTAAAGATACAAGTTCAGATACTTTATCCTTACCCCATCGCTCTACTAGGTCACTGATATCTTTGGCTTGATAGTCTTTAGAACCGAACCGTCCGTTGGTAAAGAACAGAGGCTCAATGCCATACCGCTTTCGCATGTAGTTTGCCATAGTTACACCGGCTCGGTCAAAGTCGTATAGACTTACTACCACGGGTGCTTCTTCAAGCAAACCGGCAACCCACTCGTCGTCTGGGTAGACGGTCTCGGATTGCGGTGCGAAAGCTGTGATACCAAACTCATGAAGAACCATGACGTCCTTCATACTCTTGGTAATGACGACCCCGTCACTAAGGTCACGGGGTACCTGATAACCTTGGACAATGCTGCAGTTGCACATGAACCGGTTGGTCTTACGCTTCGGGAAATAGATCTTGTATTGTCCATCTCCAAAGTCATATGCATAGGCAGGGTCACCTTTCCGATAGGAATAGATGCACTTGCCGTTGAGCCAAGCAGCTTCGAGAGGCGGTACATGGAAATGTAAAAGCGTCGCCTTAGTAATACCGAACTGAGTCCAGAACTCTCTGTCCTCGTCGGTAAAAGAACGACGCTTAATCTCTATGATGGTCTCTCTGCGTTGGAAAGTGATGAGATGCGGATAGTCCTTTCGTTCTACCCGCACCCCATCCACCAATCCAAAGTCGTTGGCTATAATCTCTAGTGCCTCATGGAAGCTACAGTTGTACATGTGCATGACAACCTTGAAGCACCCACCACTAAAGAAGCCAGCGAAGTCCTTGAATATCAGCGAGCCTTCCTTGGTGTAGAAGAATCCACAAGTCGGGTTTGTATCCTTACGGAGAGGAGACAGGAACCTAGACCGGAGCTTAATGGGCACACCGAGGTAGTGCTCCATGATTTGCTCCTGACTGTATTGACTGAGGATGTATTCTGCAGTTAGGTCAGGCTTGAGCTGATACATTACCAGGGAGCTTCGTCAGCTGTCTCTTGCTTGGTAGTCTCACTAGCAGCCCATGCATCACCAGACGAGTCCGGTTGTGCAGCCTCTACGATATCCCATTTCGGATCAATGGTCAATCGATTGGGCATGGACATAGGCTGAATGAACGGCTTGAATGCACGGTTAGGGAACGTCGTGTATTGACTGTTCTTCTTGTAGACAATCTTTACACGGCATGGTACATTCACATACTCTTCACCAAGCATTTTGATGACGCCCTCTGCAAACTCTTGAAAGTTAGCAGCACGGAAGACACACTTGTCCTTAGGGATAAAGCATGAAAGGATGTGCTTGATACGCTCACCTTGTGCATCAAACTGTTGCTTGACGTAGGTCTCAGCTTCAGCTTGACTCTTGCCCCAGCCTTTAGCCAGCTCGGTAAGACGTGGCGCATCGATAGGAAACTCGATATGCGTAAAGGATGCACCAGTGGCATCACTGAACAAGAACTTCAATACGTCGTCGCCAGTGCCATCCGACTTAAGAGGTTCAAACAAGACATCTTTGAGGCTCACGTTTTCGTTGATGCCTGCGGGGATACGGGCGCCTCCTTCTGAAGCACCGGTTTGTTCATCAAATCCGTACATTACTTGATAGTATCAGGGTATACTGTGTCCCACTTCAATTCAACAAACTGACCAGCAAGGGTAGGGATACGACACCCTGCGTCAGTATTAACTCCAGTTCGGAAATCAATCATAAGCTTGTCGTCCTCACGAACGATACGGCCCACACCATCCATGATAGAACAGAGGTGAGTCTTCAGCTTACCGGTAAGATTGATTTTCTGTACCTCAACACCTTCTTCGTCATGCCCATCTTTCTGGTGCCCGACGATAATGATGTGCTTAGAGGCACGAGCAAATTGCTCAATGATAGCAATGACTTGACTACGCATCAGATGCCAGCCCTTGCCGTGCGGGATATCGCCAATATGCTTGACCTTATGTGACCGGCAGACAGTATCTGTTACCCATGCCTCGATGTGGTCGATGGTGTCGAGCACAATGAAATCATAAGCATCCGGGTTCTCCTGCACGTATTCCAAACATTGCTTGAGCTTAGGTAGCCCATCAACCACTACGCTTGTAGCACCGTCACAGTATGACGTGCCACCTACAAGTTGGTCTCCATTGTTTCCCTTGACTTCGGTGTCGATAATCAAGTGCTTGGGTAACTGTGCTACAGCACTAGTCTTACCCACCTTCGGCTTGCCATAGATAAACAAGCGCTGCGGCGATTGTGCCGCTTTGATTTTCTGTGGTTCAATCATCAAATACTCCTTCTTCTATTTCTTGAATGACGTCACCCAGTGACTTCTGGGCGCGCTCTCTAAGATACGAAATAAGCTTGGCATCATCAACAACTCTTTCACTCGCAGAAGCAGTGTAATCGCTTGTGTTTCTGATACTTATGTAGTCATCGCCTACAAAGCAAAAGACCCTGTGCATCCCGATAACGGTGAAGCTTCCGGTCTTTCCTCTGTTGGCAAGCATCGAGTCTAAGTCCCACTTATTGACTAAGATGGTACCGACGACGAAGTTCTTATAGACCGTAGGGGTTGTCTCTACGTGCTGGCGAATCTCCACCGTCCCAGTCTTCAAAGATTCCATGTCTCAAATTATTCTTGAGCAGTGTAATACCTGCTTGACCGTGACGGTTCTTGAGGCAGTGCAATGCTACTAGGTTTCTCGTCGGTAGGTTTTTCCTACCGTACGTTTCTAAGCCCAGCAAAGACGGTTGATGTATCACCATGACTACATCAGCAGCGTGGTAGAGCTGCTTAGAGCCATGGATGTCCGTCTTCAATGGGTAGTGTAGGTTAGGGCTGTCAGGGTCTCGACGTTTCTCGCCTTCGATCTTGTCGTTGAGCTGAGAAAGTAGAAGCACCATAGCACCAAACCTCTTGCGTATTTCAATACACATCTTACCGAGTTCCGCGAGAGTCTGAATCTCGTTCTCTCCCGGCATAGGAGTTACAAGCAGAGTGTGGTCAAGGCAGATGACGTAGTGACAATCGCCATGCTGCTTGACAAATTGTGAAACTGCACGAGCAATCTGCATCCTGTTGCCAGGCTGCTCGATGAAATAGATAGAAGGCTCATTGATTTGACCCAGCTTATCTTCAATCATAACTCGCTCTACATCATCAAGAGCTGTCGTTGCGTGTAGCATACGGTCCAGCGGCACCTCAGCAAGCGAGGATAGCCGGCGCATCAGCTCCATCTCTGCAGACATCTCGAATGAGAAGTGCAGAATCTTGACCGGTTTGTCAAACTTGTTGTAGGCAGTAGAAGTAAAGTCGCGGATAAGGTTGTTGAGATACATACTCTTACCGTGACCTGACGCTCCTGCTACTACATAGACCATCCCGAACTGCATCCCGCCCAGCAACATCTTGTTGACTTTATCCCAGCGCGTTTTCATCACAGGGATTTTACCGTCCATGTAGTTGTGAATCGTAGTCTGTGTAGCAGACACGACCTCATGCATAGGGCGTACTTGGAGTTCAGAGGATTCTGTCATGTGGCAAATCTTCAGCGGGCCGGTCTTTCATCATCTCCCAAAGGTCGACGAAAGTCTCAGCTTGTAACCATTTGTCGATACGCATGCTGATCAGCTTTTGGTCTTTGGCATACTTCAAAGCTGCCATCACCTTCTTGTGGTCATGCATGCTACCGATATGTTTGTGGTACCAGCGAATCAGCTCTTCTTTGTTGACTGCCTTCGCCGGTATCTTCTTACCATCGATATTGATGAAGGGTGGGTAGGCTGCCCAAAACTCTTCACCGTCTGTAGTAGAAGCGGAGTAGAAAGCATTGATAAACTTATCGGTTACCTCATAAAAGTCTGCATACTTGCTGTCAGCGGAAGGGTTGGTATCAATAATCAATCCCTTCGCCTCCAAGTCATCGAGATACTTGGTAGGAAATATCTGACCTTCTTGAGCAATTCGATACAGAAGATCATGCCGCCGCTCATATATGATTTGGCAGAACAATACTTGTACTGGGCTGATATCCAGCTTTAGGAGTACGTCAACGTACTTATCGAGCGGATACACCATAGCCTAGCATGATCTTCTGTTCAACTTCTCGGGCTTCTTCCAGTGCTTTAACCACACTAGTAAGGTTGGCTTCAATGTTTGTCTCTTCGCTAAGAGACAGTTGAAACTGCCACGCCTCATCGCTCCACTTTCTCTTACCGGCTTTAACCAGCAACAGGATTTCGGAGTAGAGAGTCGTTGCACTTTGCGAGTAGCTCCTCGATGGAGTGGACCCACTGGATGTTTGCCGACTTTGATTGTCGGGACTTAAGCCATTTTTCATCTTGAGTGTCTTTCAAGTAAAGGTTGATAATCACTCCGGTCTTTCCTTCCTTAAACCTGATTGCACGGCCAGTCCGTTGCAAGTCTTGTCGCGGCTTAGAAGTACCGGAACACACAATAGCCAACTCGATACCTTTTACATCAAAACCCTCATCCAATGCACGTGCGGTGTGAATCACACGTACATCGGTACGGTCATCTGCAAAAGAGTCCAATACGTTTTGGCGGGCGTATTTGGACATCTTTGAATGGTACGCTGCACCCCAGGGCTGCGTCTCTTTGTACATCTGCTGAGCAAACTCTACACTCTCGGAGAACGTGATGGTATGCACGTCGAAGATCTCAATGAGTTTCTTCGCTGCCTCCCGCTTAGTAGCACTCTTGTAGATGAGCTGCTTGCGTTTGTTCATAGCGGTGTTGAATGCGCGGGCCTTACCAAGTACCTGCTCTTCTGACCACCCCGATAGTGTACGGGTAAATACAGACAGATAACTGCGGTCACGTAGACATCGTTGTGCTACATGAAAGCGGTTGTTGAAGATAGCGAATGCTTCATAGTAGGCATCCGTTACCAGCTTGTAGTTCTTCTCCTCGTTCTCGCCCATGCGTAGACCAAGGTTGAAGACTTGGAACTGTGAGACGTATTCGTTCCGCACAGCTTCCCGGAGAGAGATAGTCTCAAACACCGGTGCGGCTTGGCTAATGATATGAAACCTAGGGTCTTCTCTATCAATTGTAGCCGTCAAGCCGAGGATGTATCGATAATCGGTACACGCAAATATACCACGGAATACCTCACTCATGTAGTTGTGAATCTCATCGAGTATCAACAAGTCTACATCGTGCTCCATCTTAACAGCAGTATTGATGACCATTACAGACACGCCGGTAATGTGCATGTCTGCAATGCTGTCTTCCCACTGCTGCTTAAGGTTTTGTGTAGGGACGACGACGAGTGCCTTGCCAGTAGGCAGCTTGTCGTTCATCTCTTGGAGGATGAGGAGGGCGACGAAGGTCTTGCCAAATCCAGTAACTGCCTCAAGTGTCCCTCGCCGCCCAGCCTCCGTCCACTTAGCGACCACTTCCTTCTGTCGCTTAAGTCGACGTTGATCAATCTTCATATCGATCGTCTCGTATCAACTCTTCGGTCTGCACCCAGTTGTAGCTGTTGCCCCAGACCTTGCCATGTGGCATCTCAATGAAGCAGTGAGCAAAGCCACCGTCATTGATTTCACATACATCAAAGTGCTCATACACCCATTGGTCCAGGTCATAGCCCTGACGGTCGTCGCCAGACACTACTTGCAGGCTTGGTTCTGCTTGATAGCGTCCTTGTTGCACGCGGCAGGCCCAGTGTTGCTGGACATCTTTCATGTCATGTGCCCACCGCATAGGTGCGTAGTTGTTTTGCTTCACAAAGTCGAGACCCTCTTTGCTTAAGAAGCTGATGTCGTCAATGCCTCCACTGTCGCCACAACCTTGCCAGTAGATGTAGACACCAGGGTATTCCCGTGGGTCAACTTCACTGTTCTTGTAGATGTCTTCAACAGCATCTAGTATGTTTCTCGGGATCTTTTCCATGATTAAAAAAAGTAATTAGGTTGTCTACCTGGTAGCCAGATATCCGGGTTATTACGGGTAGTCCAAGTAGTTGTGTACCACCAGCGTTCGCCCTCCCAAAACGTAGCACGAGCCTTTTTTAGAATGACGATAGCATCATCTACAGCACCAGTATCGAATACATCACGAGCTTCATGAAAGAGCGGTAGTGCTTTTTCCATGCAGGCTCTTTCATATTTTAAACAAGTGCTGTCATGTAGCTTCTGACATCGGGTAATCCAACTGCTGTAAGTACCACGGTTTCTAAACTTGGGCTGAGGTTTTGGCTTGGCCTTCTTCTTCAGCTTGATTTTCTGTTTGCATGTCGGGCATTTCTTCATTGGGCAAATTCAATTTGCGACCGGTCATCCAGAACTCTTTATCGATGCTCTTTAACCAGTCTTGTACTGATGGGACGAATCCCAAGTCTTCAATGATGTGCTGTTCGGCAATGGTCCTAACAGGTACCTCAATGCCGTCGCTGTTGGTGATGGTTACTCCGAACCGTTCTTCACAAGCGTAAACGCCAAAGCTATGATGGCGAAGAGCACGGTGGCGATGGTCACTAAAAGCCACCTTAGAGCCATCAATCCACTCGTGTATAGCAAGATAGTCTGATTCAGTACCTCTGAAGCGACGAGTAGAACTAACAGCGTGATGATAAGCATGTGCCATTGTGTTCGTCTAGGGTTACTATTTCAAATTCATCTGAGAGAAAAGGTAGAACACGGGGTATGCGGTTACGCGCATACTCACATTGTTCTTTAGTACCTGTCTCCCATACAAGATACCGGGCGGTACCTTGATGAGTCATGCTGCGTAGTACATACATCACAGGTCTAATATGATTTCTCTCAGGTCTAATCCTTTCTCCTTCGCAGCGTTGATTGCTAATTTCAAATCGGTGCGTAGAAGGATTGTCTGTTCATCAGCGACGGTCTCTATAATGTAAGAGGCACGCCACTTGTACAGGCGGTATCTGCCTTGACGAGAGGTCTTGGCTAGGTCGTCAGCAGTAGACTTCAACCTATCCAAAACCTCTTGCCATTCGGCATGCTGTCTGATGTCCATTAGTTCATGCTGAACCCGGCTGCATCAGCCAAGAACTTGGTGATCTTGCTGTGGACACCGACAGTTTCGTGTGCTGGAGCACGCTTAGCTGCCTCAGTGCAGTTGTTGTAGAACTTCCACAAGGAGTCAGGCAGCAAGATGCCATCGTCTGTCTTCTTGAAGCCCCACTCCTGTGACTCATACGTCTCTTTCTTGAGGTCGCTGAGCATACGGGGGGACAAGATGCCGTCGAAGTACATGCGACCGGCAAGTGAAGCTACACTCTTAGGTTGAATGTCTACCTGCTCAGCCATATGCTTGAACTCCATCAGGTTGGTGAAGTCTGTATGCATCTTGTTGACCTGCGTGTCGACAGCTGAGTGGATGTCATCCCACACATTGCGGTAGTGACGACGTGCAAACGTGCCCTCATCGCTCCAGAACATACCGTTCCAGCATACAAGGACAACAGCACCAGATGCAAAGGATACCTTACGCATCTTGTTGTAGCTATTCATGAAGGCAAAGACCCGGTTGATACCTGGTGTCTCAGGGCTGCTGATGTGCAGCTTACACAGCATGATCTGATCTTTCAATGCAGAGCTAAACTCTTCATTTACTATTGTCAGTCCGTGCTGTCGTACTCGCTCCGTCACGACGCCGTGCAGGTCGGAGTTTGCGACGGGACCGTACGTTCTTGTTGCTTGTGGTACTGGTGCGTTCCACAACCGGTCTCGGGTCGCTAGGTTTTGCTGTCGCTTTAGACTCAATTGTTCTGCGGATAGGTTCATTTTGAAGTACTTTAATGATTGAAGTTACTCTGCGAATTTCGCTTATCAGTCTCTGTTGTTTGTCAGGACTGAGGTCGGGGTCATAAAGGGAAAACTTAACAAGGCGATCGAGGTAATCAACCCAGTAAAGCATCCGGTGGTGCATGGGGAGATGCTCGTATCGCGTAAACGAGTTCTCCGCATAGACTTTCATTTGCTCCATTTGTCTGTAATCTCGACCTCTGCTTTCAGTAGGTCATTCCCCATAATGTGCTGAGCTGCTTGCTCCATGAGTTCTTTGAGTTTGGCAGCCCATTCCTCGGCATAGTCGCGCGGACAAGTCGTATCGATCTGGTCGTGAACGGTCATGACGAGTTTTACAGGTAGGTTATTCTTTTTGATATGGTCATAGCATAGCACGAGTGCATGCTTAGTCATATCAGCAGCAGTACCCTGGATGGGTGTGTTCTTAGATACGCGTTCGATACGGCCCTTAGTAGCCATATCCATACCACGCGGCATCCAATCGTCGAACCATCGGGTACGTCCCCACGGCTTGAATGTCTTGATGAAACCATTCTTGACACCAGACCGTGACATGCCCTCCAAGAAGTCTTTAATCTTAGGGAAGGCCTTGAAGTAGTTCTCGATGAGGGTAGAGGCTTCTGACATAGAAATCTCCATAGTCTCAGACAACTTCTTCGGTCCCATTCCATAGGCGAGTCCAAAGTTGATACTCTTCACTGCAGTACGCAGCTTCTTATGGTCGGGGCAGCTACACTTCTCGAAGCCTTGCTCGAAAGCGCATGAGTCTTCAGCGGCTTCCTTCCACCGTTCCCCGAACACAAGTGCTGCGCAGACGCTGTGCAAATCGTGTCCATTACGGAGGGCGTGATTGAAGACCGGGTCTTTAGATCCATGGGCTATGATACATAGCTCCTGAGACGAGTAGTCAGCAGATACGAATACGTGGTCGGGTTCTGTAACGAAACAGTTCCGATACGCATTGTCTGCTGGTATTTGTTGCATGTTAGGTTCCTTGCAAGACACACGGCCGGTACGCTTAATCTGAACGAAGCGCGGGTGAATCTTACCATCGTCATACACATGAGCCATAAAGGACTCACCAAAGGAAGAGACCTTCTTGGTCTGCTCACGGTATTGACGAAGCATCTTACCAATCTCATGTACAGCAGCAATCTTCATAGTATCTCGTTCAGAGGTACCCATGATGCTGTTGTCAATGCATTGGAATACACGGAGAGTTTGGGCGGGGCTATCCCAATTGAGACGGGAACCCATTACCTCGGACTCTGGTAAGAACATATCGAGCTGTGACGCTGGAGTGCGTATGGACTCGAATGTAGAATCGGTGTCGATGATAGTGTTGAGTGCTGACTCTGACTGGCGTGATTGCTGAGCGAGGTTGTCAACCATTGCGAGCCACGACTGGCGGTCAAGGGTGAGACCGTTGTACTCGATGGTCAAGAATGCAAGGCAAGCTTGGCATTCGAGACGAGCGATGTGCATGAGGTCATTCTTCTTGAGCGCAGATATCTGAGCCTGCATTACGGGCTTGAGATACTTTACGTCATCGGCAGCGTATTGTAGCTGTCGTTCTGATAGCTGTCCACCACGAGAGAAGGTGGCACGGACAGACTTATCCAAACGTACTTGGCAGTAGCGTTGTACTACAGAATCGAGACCGGCACGTAGGTTGGTACCATTGACGAGTACCTGCTCACACAACATGGTGTCGTAGATAGGTACTTCGATTTGGTATCCGTGGTGCATCAGGAACTTGAGGTCAAACTTGATGTTGTGACCTACCATCATCTTACAGGTATTGAACGTCTCGAACAGAGCGGGCAGTTCCTCCTTGTTGTAGAGGAATACCCACTGGTCGTTGGTGTCGTGTGCGACTTGTATCGAGAGGATACTGTCGCTCTGGAAGTTGAATCCTGTGGTTTCGATATCGATGAATAGGTAGAGCTTGTCCCTGAGAGCTGCTACTGCAGCATCCCAGGGCATAAACTCATATCCATCTGTGCAGAGGGTACTCTGCGGGTCAGTGGCTACTAGGTAGATCATCAGTGCTGAGCTTACCGGAGCGGAGACCTTTGTTGTAGAAACGAACAAAGTGTCGGGACCAATTCCCTCTTCCGCTCTGAGTTATGATAGACTCAAAGTTAAGCTCAATTGCGTGGAACAACCGGTCGATACTGAATCCTTCCAAGCGTCGGAGGTCGATGATGGCAAGCAACACAGCCTTAGATACAAAGGCGGGATTAAGCTTGCTGTACTCTTTTAACTTGGTCAAGATGTCTTTCTTCTCCTGAGTCATCTCGAAGACGTATGACCCACTGGTGATGATACTCGTGTGAGCACCTTCAGCAGGTGAGAGGAAGGCACAGATAGAGGTCAGCTTGTGAGGCTTGAACTGTTCTGCTGCTTCCTGCAACTTGATGTAGTTCTCGTTACCACCGGTAGC